ATTGGTCAAGCGGGTCTGCTGTCTGGCGTGTGATATCGGCCAAAGATCAGGCTAACGCTTTCTTCGCAGCGGCGGTAGCATCTGGATTTTATGACGGTCATCCCATGATGGATTGGGAAGATCCTCTGATAAGGCAATTCCTCCAATGGTCAGATACTGCAAGCATAAACAAGGCTATCGCCTTCGCTCGAAAACTAAACGCCCATCTAAAATCCTATACGTATTTCATCCGTGACCTGTTCGGCGTTTTACCGGATGCTTACTCAGGCGGATGGTGGCTCGATCTATGGGTTCCTCTGCTTATCAATAACGGCTATGCCGCAGAGGTTGAATGGCTAAAGGAACTTTATTACATCCTGGCCGATTACGACGGCACGCTCAACATCCCTGATTACATCCCAACCGATCACGTTATCGCATGGCAGGAGACAAGCTCACCCATGACATTACCGCCAAACTACGCACCGGTGCAGGGCATTCCAACCGGGCGGGCTGTACCTGGTGATGCCCTGGATATCGATCGATGGATGCAATCGGAAGATAAATTTTTGGTCTGGTGCGGGCAAAAGGAGCAACAAACTATGACGACACTTTATAAAACTGACAAGCTGCAAACAACCAGAGCAAAAGTATTCGAGTATCGTGCCGATCAAAAGTATCTTTATGATGTCAAAGATATGGGGATCGACGCGGTTATCTTACCCATGGCCGGGATGGATTTATGGCAAGATAGGCACAAGAAACTTTACAGCGTTGCATCCTTCAAGGGCCGCTTCTCTCAGTTCACTGCGGCGGGTATACCTGTAATTGGTCGTGTTGCTCTTGACGGCGGGTACTGGCTGAAAGAAGGCCATACAAACGTAGAGGTACTGAGCCAAACTGCTCAACCTGAAATGACAGAACCGCAAAAGGTTATCGCAATCAGGAATAATCTTGTTTTGTCAAAGGTGTTTGATGCCTGGACGGATGGTAATTGGACCTGGGATATGGTCTTTGCCAAGCAGGTCAAATGGTTGGATATCAAAGCGATTGAACTTGGCATGGTTGAAACGGAAGGGTACGGAACTTCAATCATCTCTGACCTATGGCAAACATTAACATTCAACCATGTAGCTACGTGTCTAAATTATCTGAAGCTTCGCGATTATATTCCCAATATTCCTGTGATTTTATATACAGGTCCATGGTTCCTTACTCCTCTCACAAACGATTTTAGGATCATGCTTGCCAATGCAAAGACCTGGCTTTATTTGCACCTCGGACAATGGACACTGACAAGCACAGCAACATTCAATAACCTGGGGGAATTGTTTGCATTCAGGCCGGCTGAAACTTTCAAATTTAGCGCGGTGCCAGACGGATACACAGAACGTATTTGGTTCCATGAATATACCGGATACACTCAATCGGTCACTGATCTTGGAAAGGTCAGTCTATCATTATTCCAATCAGATAAATCCGATCTAGATATCCTTATAGGCGCGGTCGTTCCACCGCCTCCCGTCGATCCAACCATCGCAGAGCTGCAAGCCAAGATCAAAGTCATGGAAGCCGAATATCAGGATGCGCTCACCAAGATATCCTCCCTAATGAAAGATGTTTCAAATCTGGAAGCGCAGGCGCAATCCGATCAGGTTCAAATTGACACGCTCAAGCAAAAACTGATTGAATGGGAAGTATGGGTCAACCAATCACCAAAAGGCATATAATTGACGCAAGAGGGTAACATTATGATTGGATTGGATGCAACGCAAATAGCCACGGTTATCGCAACGATCCTGATTATCTATTTCCAGGTGCGTCAAATAAGGTCTAATTGCAATTCGTGGTTATGGCAATTACCCCTTCTCATTTGGATGGTTCACACGCTTGTTTTCTACTGCGCGATAGCGTTTGACACGCTGGAGATAATCGACATTCACGTTTACAGCAATATTGTTTTTAGTATCTGGTCGGCTATACTTAGATTGCACGGCACGTTTACAATACTGGGGCTTGAATACACAAGGTATCGCGCCGTAAAGGAAATCAAACGCTATGGATCTTAGCACCATCTGGCCTATACTCGGACCTGTCATCATAGCCATCATCGCAAGTTCGGCTGGATGGTATGCAAACAGATTACAACTTCACAAGATAACTAGTGATGCTGCGGCTAATGCGAAGGCAGCTGAGATTGCAAGGGATAAAGCCGCAGCCGACTTATCTGAGCAATCGCTTGGTATCGCCCGTTCCGCGGCGGCTGATGTGATTACGATCAGAGTTGAAATGCGACAACTGCGTGACGAGAATATCGTGATGAAAGAGCAGATCAGAGCCTTGACGGATGATAAGCGCAGACTGGAAGAGGATAAACAATTGCAAGGCGCAAAGATTGCGGCATTAGAGGCCGAGAACATAAACTTACGCTCACGCGTGGACCTGCTTGAAAATACCATGCGTGAAAGCGGAGTAACAATTCCAAACGGGAAATAAGGGAGGGTTGATATGTGGTCACCTGAAACATTCGGGGTCGTAGCAGGTATCGTTCTTACTCTGCTATTTACATTCGCTCCAAAGCTGAATGTGTGGTTTGCGGCAAAGGCCGAGGCCGAAAAACAACAATGGATGGCCGTGCTATTGTTGCTGATTGCGGCGGTCGGAACCGCTCTAAGTTGTACTGGGCTTATGGTCGTGATCATATGCACCAAAGACGGTATATTTGCTTTCTTTCTATACACGCTTGTTCCCGCGATTATATCCAATCAGTCTGTAGACAGATTAGTACCAAAGCCGAAAGCGGTACTACTGGCAAAAGAAGCCGGAAAACTAAGGCGCGGCGAAGTCATCTGATAACAAAGACCCTCTCGATTGAGAGGGTCTTTTTATGCTTATGATAATAATTCTTATCATCATCAATATTTTATTCGACAACCCTCCCATTATCACGCAGCCTGTACCCATCTCTCGCCCAGCCGTCAAAATACTTTCGTAACGGAGGCGTACGCATCTCGTCGGCAGCCTTGATTTTAGCATCAATCTCGCTGACCGCCCAGACGGTCGTAATAGTGAAACCGGATTTCAGAACGGCGGTATAGCTATGCTCCTCAAAAATTATGTCTGGCATGATTATGCTCCTTCGCAATGTGCCGCTTGAAATCCTCGCGGAGCGTGTCGGCAAAAGCAGTGTTGCAATTATCCATCGCCTTTTGGATCAAAACCCTGTATTTTTGGCAGTCATGACAGGCCGGGGTGAATGTGGATACGTCGTTCGGCTCAACTGCGCCGGGTCTTGTGCGGAATAAGTCTGATAAAAATGGCATCGTCATTCTCCTTTTGAACCACTCCCCCATTCTTCAAACAGGGGCTTATGTTTATGTATGCAGGCTGCGTGCGCCGAACATACCTATCCAGCATTGTCAGGTGGGGGGATTAGATGCGCCCTATCGATGGGCATGTGAACTACAATGCTTGAGCGCATAACATAATCTATCGGTTCTGGAATATCCATCTTCACCACAACATTCTTAGTGGTGGAAGATATAACCGTCCCAGTTCTGAATTGATAACTCCAACCTCCTTTGGTTGCAACCCCACGGGATCTATATGCGCGGCGGAGTGTCACGCGATCACCGGGTTCAAACTTGCGCGGCTCTGGCTTCAACTCCGGCTCTTTCTCGCCAAAGTCATCCTCGTAATAATCGCCTTTGCTATCGCTCATTGTCGCGCCCTAATCAATGCGTCTTTGTAATCAAGGCATCTCATTATGGCCTGGCCGTTCGGTGTATCAAATTGAACGTCGCAGTAATGCAATCCCGCCCAATTTGATTTTAGTTGCGGATTTGCCTCTGGGAATAAAATGCGTGCCTCTAAAAATTGAGTGTTCGCATTTCTTTCAGTTGTGGGAATGGTAACCAACATGAAAACACCCGCTACTGTTATTACTATCAGTACATAAATTAGAATTGTTTTCATCTTCCACCTCGCGCAAGTTGATCGAACATAATCTTACCTGCCTTTGTCACAATCGGCGGACCCTTGACGGGCAAATCCCAATAGCCACGGTCGTGCAGCTTCTCACGTAAGGCTTTCCACTGCGGCCGGCTGTACATTTTGTGCGGTCCTACCATCGCCTCAAAAGTCAACGGGCGCCCATTGATGACCCTTATTGCCACGGCGCGGAGCTTGTCCCGGTCAACGTCGCGCAAAATCGTCATATGCTGCGGGCCGTCGTGCAAGTACAGGTGATTATCAGCCTGTACAGGTTTGGCATGTGGCAGCGGGCCAGGTGCTATCCAGCTTATGATCAGGTTGGTTAGCATACCGACGGCCACGCCAAAGAGAAAGTCAATCATCTTCGTCGGGTATCGATTGCACAATGGCAAGGATGACAAACGCGGCGATGAAGCCAAGGCCAAAGGATACCGACGCGATGACCATGAACCATTCTTCCGGGTAGTGGAAAATAAGCCACAGCAACCAGGCAATCAGCATGACAATTGCCAGTACCGCGGCGCCATTGAGGGCGGCCATAAAAGCATTCTCAACTATGCGGGGCAGCTTCATCACTTCCCTCCCAGCATCGGCACATGAGCGATCTTTTCCAGCATGGACCGGCGAACAAATTCAGAGGTCGTCAGGCCGTAGTTTTGCGCGTAGGATGCGATTTGCAAGGCTTCCTCATCATCGAAATGCGCGGTTATTTTGCGCTGTAAAGGCTTGTCGGATCGTACAAATTTATGTGTCTTAGGATCGATTTTGCGCGTCATAATGGGCCTACATCAACTATCATACCTTCCTGGATTTATTTTCGTAAAAACCACGGCGCTAATGGCTTAGAATGCGTCCTGTGCCTTGTTTTAGAACGGAATGTAATTGGGCGATGAAGGATCATCGACTGAGCCGGGTTCAAAATCGGGATTGAGTTGATCCTTTTCAAGCAGATGTTGCGCCTCCGCCTCTGCCTCTTCTTGTTGGCGCACATGTTCTGCATAATCGGCGTCGATCTGTTTTACTTCATCCTCAGTCAAAACGTCCTCGGACAGCACCTCATCGCTAATCGCTTCCATCGCGCAGTCCTGTACGATATCCAGCACCGATCTACCACCCATGACCCGGTTGGTTTCATCGCGGATGGTGAACTCGATTGCGCTGGTATCGGCATTGAGGCCATCAATCTCGGCTTGCACATGACCTAATCCGTTTTGATGGAAGCGTAAGGTTTCATGGAATAAAACCATCTCTTCGTCGATCAAACACGCGCGGGCCTTGCTGACTGTGCGCTCCCCTTCATTCTTACCCGGCCAACCGTCAAACGGCGTAATGGCAATTTCGCGGGCGGCGATCCGATCCTCGTACTTTTGAATATCGGCTTTGAACTGGGCGCGGCTCACGAAGAGCGATGATAACTTGCTTGCATTGTCGATAATTTTATTCACGGTCATCTCCCTGTTTTCTGATATTGCAGCTCGGTCTGCCTCGCCTACCCGACCGATGGTTATTTTTCGGACACTGCAATTTGATTTACGCTGTCTTGAAGTCGAACACGAGCTTGACGAAGTTGCGCAGGCTCTGCGGCTTCTTGTCATCTTCGATGATCGCGGCCAGTTCATCCAGGCTCATGTCACCGATGGTTTGCTTGCCGATCTTGATCTTGCACGCAGCGGCTACATTATCGGGCATGTTTGGATCATCGGCAGCCGGGGCCGGATTGCTTACGGCTGGCGGGAATGGATCATTCCACGTTTCAGGATGGTCGAAAGGATTGTCGTCATCGCTGGGCGCAGGTTTGACGGCTGGCGCTTGTTTCTGGACTGGAGGCGTTTGAACCGGCGTGGCATCGGCATCCACAAACGAACCGTCAATGAAATCTTCCATGTCCTGAGTGAACCATTCAGAGGCATTCGCGCCGATCAGGACCACGGCCACAAGTGAGCGCTTCTGCGCCATTTTCAGGATGGTGTTTACCAGGTCTGCGATCTCGGTATTTGGGATCGCGTAGAGGGTCGAATCAATCTCCCACGCTGGATATTCTTTGCCGGATTTTGTTTTCTTGCTAATCCGGGTTGCGGTCTTGTCCTGAATAGCCTGTTGGAATTGCTTCCAGTATTCGGCGGGCTTTCCGTATTGTCCAGAGGTCTCTGATTTATCCAGGGCAAAGTCGAACTCTGAAATGCGCCCGCCTTTGGTTTGCAACCGTGCCTTATCTAAACCGGCTGGAATGTCAGAGGCAGTTACCCACCTCCAGCGGTATTTCTTCTCCATCGAATTGCACGATCCATCGGCGGAGGCTACAATCTGACCGTCCTTGTAAAGCGTGCATTTTTCGCGGTAGTAGAAGAAAGGTTCTCCGCCGTGGTCTTTCCCTGTCCAGTCTTCCACTTTCTCAACGTCCTCGAATACTGGGCGCAGGCCAAAGAACCAGGCCAGTTTTTCAGCTCCGGGTTTGAGAAGCGTGTTCTTACTTGTGCCAGGGATTGCGCCGAAGTCAACGCCAACATGCAGGACTGACGAGATAAAATCCTTTTGGTCCTGATAGCGCTGGATGGCAGCCCGGACATTGATGACGGGCATGATTGCAAAGTTATTCGGTTGGTTCTGTATCGCTAACTGCTGGTCGGTCATTTTGGTCTATCTCCTTTACTCGTTCTATCTTTTCTTCAATCGCCAGGCGCATGAACTGGCTTTCGGTCACGCCGATCTTACCGGCAGCCTCGCGCAGGCGTAAATCCAATCCAGCCGGCGCTCGGCAAACTAATCGGGCTGTGTTACTTGCTTTTGTCATAAGGTCCTCCTTTCTGTCAGGCTTGTATCAATCAGTGTTATAACCATTATAGCGATATTGTTACCACGTGTCAAGAGTGTTTGCACAATTCATTATTGACAATTGTTATAACATGGAGTAGAATGAATAAGAAGGAGATTGACCACATGATAACGATTGAAGATGTTGAACGTATGGCAGAATGGAGCGAACCCAAAGAACTGCAAACCAAGTTCGGTCCTAAGATCATGCGCAAAGCCGCAGTGACACCGGCTTTCAGCGCGGCATGGAAAACGCATAAGGATGAAATAAAGGCTATCGGCGCTGGATTTGGTAAGAACCTGAATGGCGATTGGGAGCTTTCCTGGTGGCAGGATATTCCGAAAGAGGTCAAGGAAAAACGGGCGCAATCGATTGAGGCAAGCAAGGCCGTGAGTGCTGCAATCGATCTTCCTAAGCCTGCTGGAATGGATTACATGCCATTTCAAAAGGCTGGTATTCGTTACGCGCTTGATCGGGATAACGTCCTGATAGCTGACGAGATGGGCCTCGGAAAAACAATCCAGGCTATCGGGATCATCAATTCAGACCCAAAAATCCATACCGCGATTGTAGTGTGTCCGAAGTCGCTGAAACTCAACTGGTATCGAGAACTCAATAAATGGTTGGTTCGTCCTCTCACGGTTGGCGTAGTGAATGGCGGCTGGCCGATGACAGATATTGTCATCCTGAATTATGAAAGTCTGAGCAAGTGGGAGAAGAATATCGCTGAGCGTGTTTGGGGTGCGGCGATTGTAGACGAGGCTCACCTTATCAAAAACAGCAAGACCATCCGCTCTAAACAGGTCAAGGCGATCAAGGCTGTACGCAAGATCAGATTGACAGGTACGCCAATCGTGAATAGACCGGTCGAGCTTTACAACGTCATCGAAGACCTGACGCCTGTCTTTGGCAAGTTCTTTTCTTTCGCCCGTCGTTATGCAAGCGCGACAACAGGCTATCAGGGACACTGGGATTTTTCAGGTGCATCCAATCTCGACGAATTGCAGAAACGGTTACGCGAAACGATTATGGTCAGGCGTTTGAAATCCGAAGTATTGACAGAACTACCGCGAAAGATCAGACAGATCATCGAAATTGAAGCCGATACCGCCGATCAGAAACAAGCGGTCAGGCGCGAAGGATCATATGAGGCTGACAGTGAAAGCCGGTTGATCAATCTGCGGGCAGCCGTTGAAATGAGCAAGGCCGAAAGTGATGAGGCTTATAAACTGGCAGTCGAACATTTGAAGGAAGCCAGTCAAGTTGATTTTGCAGAGATGGCTAAGTTACGGCATGATACGGCGCTGAGCAAAGTACCGGCTGTAATCGCTCACGTGATGGCGGCGCTCGAAGATAACGACAACAAGATCATCATCGCCGGGCATCATCGGGACGTGATCGAAGAATTGCGAATGGGGCTGAAAGAATTCAATCCCGTTATTCTAATCGGTGGAATGAACGAAATCGACCGTCAGAAATCGGTAGACACTTTCCAGAACAATCCTACCTGCCGTGTCTTTATCGGCGGTATTATGGCCGCCGGTGTAGGCATCACTCTCACGGCTTCCAGCCACGTAATCTTCGCTGAGCTTGACTGGGTTCCTGGTAATATCACACAGATGGAAGACCGCGCTCACCGCATCGGCCAAACGCAAACGGTCTTAGTCCAGCACCTTGTACTTTCGGATAGCCTCGATGCACGTATGGCAAATATTTTGGTAAGCAAGCAAAACGTGATTGATAACGCGCTCGACGTCAACCATCCTGAGCGAACACAACCGGCTTATGAACCTAAAGTCAAGGCGGCATCTTCAACCGTAAGCGTGACCGAGATCGAAAAACAGGCCGCAGAATTGAGCGAGGCACAGGTAGAAGAAATCCATGCCAAACTGCGCATTCTGGCCGGTATGGATATGGATCATGCAACCGATATGAATGGAGCCGGATTTAATAAACTCGACAGCGCGATCGGTCACAGCCTGGCAGATCAATGGATGCTGACGCCAAAACAAGCAATTATTGGCATGAAACTTGTCACCAAATATAGACGTCAGGTCGGCGCATTGTCATGGCTTGCTTGACAATGTTATAACATTATGATAGTATCAATACCAAGGAGATTTGACCAATGATCAAAGATAGCACGATCACCAAGAATTATGCCCTATATTGTGGCGACTGTGTAATTGTCATGCGCGATTTACCATCAGCGTCTATTGACCTCAGCACGTACTCGCCTCCGTTCTGCGGATTATACAATTATTCCAGCGACGAACGGGATCTATCCAACTGCTCGACCTATCAACAGTTTTTCGAGCATTATGATTTTGTCATCGCCGAGATTGCACGGCTGACCAAACCCGGGCGCATTTCCTTCGTGCATACGATGGATGTTCCTGGCAAGGGCAACGGTGAAACCGCCCGCATGGGCGTAGGGGCGAACGTTGGAACCGGGCTGATTGACTTCCCTGGTGACGTCATCCGGGCGCATGAGAAACACGGTTTTGTATTTGCTGGCCGACGCGCGATCTGGAAGGAACCGTTAGGGGTTCGCAATCGGACCATGGCAAAAGGACTGGCGCATAAACAGATTGTCCTGGATAGCACGCTTACGGATGTGGCAAGCGCCGATTATCTGCTTATGTTCCGCAAGGCCGGCGAGAATAAAGTGCCGGTCGCTCACCCTCATGGATTACTGAATTATGCCGGTGAAAGAAAGATACCCGCCGACCTGCTGCGCTTCCGCGATTATCAAGGCAACCAGATCGAGAATAAATACTCGCACTGGATTTGGAGGCAATACGCATCCTCTGTTTGGGATGACATTCGTATCAAGCGGGTTCTGCCTTACAAAGAAAGCCGAGATCCTGAGGACGAACGGCATGTACACCCATTGCAACTTGACGTGATTGAACGGGCTGTAATACTGGGCAGCAATCCGGGCGAGGTCGTTCTTACGCCTTTTTTGGGAGTTGGATCAGAGGCATACGGCGCGGTGCTGAACAATCGTTTTGCAATCGGGATGGAGTTGAAACCGTCTTATTACAAACAGGCGGTAAAGAATTGCGCGTCGATCGAGGCCGAACCAGAAGCGCGTGATTTACTGGAATGGGCGACGATGGTTGAAGATCAGGAAGAAGAAGGGGACGACGATGAATAATTATGATACCTTTCTCGACCTGAAAACACACGTCGGCGCTGAGCACGGTTTTGATCCTGTTTGGATGCCGTCCAAGTTGTTTGACTTTCAAGCGGCATTGACAGAATGGTCAATACGTAAGGGACGTTCGGCCATCTTCGCCGACTGCGGCATGGGCAAGACCTTTATGCTGCTTGTCTGGGCTGAAAACATCGTACGCAAAACCAATAAGCGGGTATTGATCCTTACACCCCTGGCAGTCGCTTTTCAGACTGTGCTGGAAGGTATAAAGATTGGGGTCGAGGTCAAACATCGTCGAACCGGAATTGAACCTGGCGATAAGATCGTCGTGACCAATTACGAACGCTTGCACTACTTCAACCCGGAAGATTTTGGCGCGGTGGTATGCGATGAAAGCTCTATCCTGAAAAACTTCGATGGTGCAATCAGACAAGAGATTACCGACTTCATGCGCAAGCGTCCCTATCGGTTACTTTGTACAGCAACCGCAGCTCCAAACGATTATATCGAGTTGGGTACTTCCAGCGAGGCGTTAGGTGAACTCGGTTCTACCGACATGCTCAAACGGTTCTTCAAGGCTGTAAACGATAGTTATGCTCAAGGCGGTGGGGGTGGGAGTGGCGCCAAACGATTTGCCAAAGACCACGCCTATAATGGCAAGTTCTATCTTTTGCCACATGCTAAAAAAGATTTCTGGCGCTGGGTCGTATCTTGGGCGCGTGCAATTCGCAAACCTTCAGATATGGGCTTCGATGACGACGGGTTTGTACTTCCTCCTCTCGAGGTCAATCAGCACGTAGTCACCGCAGTTCATCCGCGTGATGGTTATCTGTTCGATATCCCGGCTGTGGGACTGGAAGAACAGCGGGCGGATTTGCGCAATACACTGAATGAGCGTTGCGAGATGGCGGCTCAATTGATCAACGCCCATGACCGGGCGGCCGTTGCATGGTGCAATCTGAACGGAGAGGGGGACTTGCTAGAAAAACTTATTCCAGGGTCTATCCAGGTAAAGGGATCAGATACAACCGAATGGAAAGAGGCGGTAGCGCAATGGTTTATTGGTTACAAATGTATTTGTAATGATCCTATGTTTCGTGCTATACTTACAACATGGCAAAGAGAACGGCTGAATACTGGAAAAAATATTATCGAGAGCATCGTGAAAAACGCCTCGAACAATGCGCAAAATACCAGCGCGAAAACAGAGACAAAAAAAACGCCTATATCACCGAATACTACCGAAACCATAAGGAGAAATGGATTAGAACTGACGAACAATCCGATGAACGCAACAGACGCCGACGCGAGCGATACGCAAACGATGAAGCCTACAGAACTAAGCAGAAAGAGCACGCTCAATCAGCAAGAGCTAAAAACCCAGACACCAGATTTAAACATATCCTCAATTCCTATGGAGTATCAATTGAGGAATACAGAGAGCTTGAAAGCAAAGGGTGCGCTATTTGCGGTTCCCCACGAAGCGGAGAGCGGAGAGGATATAGACTTCACATCGACCACGACCACATCACCGGAAAATTCAGAGGATTGTTGTGCACAAATTGCAACCTTGGACTCGGAAAGTTTGGCGATGATACAGAACGTCTTGAAAGAGCCGCAATGTATTTGCGGACATTTGAGCGGAAGACGGGTGTTAGTTAGTAAGCCTACTATTTTTGGATATGGGTTAAATCTTCAAGTTTGTAGTCATATGACTTTCTTCCCCTCTCACAGTTACGAACAGTATTACCAGGCGGTTCGGCGCTGCTGGCGGTTCGGGCAAAAGAATAAGGTCGTGGTCGATATGATCACAACTGACGGCCAAAATAACGTGCTGAAGAACCTGCAATCGAAATCAGACAAGGCCGCGGAGATGTTCGATTATCTGGTGCAGCTTATGAAGAATGAGCTTATCCTTGAAAAGCGTAAGCCGTTCACGCAAGAGGTTGTATTACCGGACTGGCTGAAGGTTTGACATCCCTGGGTGTGCCTCTATAATTGAGGCACACCCAAATAGGAGATGACCATGTTCAACAAACTTTGGATCATGTATAACGCATGGAATCTGCGCCGTCTATTGGCAAAGATTGACAAAATTCGGTCAAGGATGGACTTCAATGATTGACGTTGAAGCGATCAATGCCAGTATCAATCTTGTGGACATGATAGGAAAATATACCAGGCTTCGCAAGTGCGGACCTAACGAATACTGCGGCGCCTGCCCTCGTTGTGGTGGTGACAACCGCCTTCATGTTCAACCGCTGAAATGGTTTTGCCGTCAATGTCACAGTGATAAAGCATGGGATGATGCAATCGGCTTTACTATGTGGTTCCATGGCATTGACTTCAAAGCGGCCTGCACCCAGTTAGGCGGTAGAACGCTGAATGCAACTCCTGAACAACTGGCGCAGATTGCAGCGCAACGGGCAGAGGCTGAACGATTGGAACTGGAGGCAGCCCGGGCTGAGCAACGTAAGGCAGCCGAACGATTGAACCAATCGAAAGTATGGGAGGTCTACCACCATCACCCGAAAACGTATGAGATGTGGCAAGCGCGAGGATTATCCCCATCCTGGGTACGCTTTTATAAACTGGGCTATTGTCCGTCGCATGAGTTCACGCATGAGGATAAAGTGTTCACTTCTCCCACATTGACTATTCCCTATTGGCGCATTGACGATAAGCATGAATGGCAGTGTATCGGCTTACGTCACCGGCTGCTGCTGGATAATGCGCCGGGCGGCAAGTATCGACCTGAGCATGCCGGGTTAGGCAATCATCTATTCTTTGCCGATCCATGCGCACTCAGGGACCGTAAGATACTGATTGTCGAGGGTGAGATAAAAGCCATGGTCACATGGGCGGCCATGTGGGACGATTGCAATGGATTGGAGTGTTCTGAGTGTGCTGATTATGACCTGGCCGTGATTGGCGTCCCTGGCGCGTCATGGAAGTCTGAATATTTGCAAGACCTGGTCGAGGCTCAACGTGATTTTATCTGCTTCGATCCTGATACGTTTGATAGGCCGGCCAATGCTAAACCGGACTGGAAGCCTTCGCCTGTCAGGATGCGTGACGCGATTGGTGACAAGGCAAAGGTGATCAGGCTCCCCCAAAAAATTGACGATCTAATCAATGCCGGAATAATCGACGCTCAATTTCTTGTTGAATTGATGCGATAATATTCTATTGACATCACAGTAACAAAGGTATACAATGATAACTATGAATGACTATTTATATACCATCGATGAGGTTGCAGATAGATTGCGGGTAAGTACTATGACGATCAGACGCTGGATAAAAGCCGGTAAAATCGCTGTGGTTCGCTTGCCAGTCAGTAACAGTCCGAGAATTACTCTCGACGAATTTAAAAGAATTTCTACTCCCCAGTCAGAAAGGACGATCACGCAATGAAACAGCCAAACACCAACAAAATAAAGCCGTGCCCGTATTGCGGGTCTAAACCAGATAAAGCAAGCTGGTTGCATCTTGAAGATGGAACACCGTATTATGCCGTAGTTTGCCCTGGATGCTGCGCCAAAGGTCCAGACAGTGTTCTTGAAAAATCGGCTATTATTTTATGGAATTCACGGGACGTGGAATAATGCCTAGGTATCGCCAGATACATACGAAGATAATAGATTCGTACGACTTCAACGAGATGCCGGATGACTTTGTTCGGGTATTCTGGCTTTTACTAACTGTATCATCGGACAGCGAAGGCAGATCGATTGATAACGCTTCCTGGTTGCGCTCAAAAATGTTTCCCATGCGGGATGATGTAAAATCATCTCAAATCAATGGCGCGGTAGAGTGGCTTGCCAATAGAGGTATGATTGTTCGTTATTCAGTAAACGGGCGATCATATTTTTATATTCCAACATTCAAAATGTATCAGAGTGGGACTGATAAAGAGGGAAAAAGTGTGTTACCAGAACCTCCCGATATTATAAATAACAACTCCGAACCTACTCAGGAGCCGGTACAGAACAACTCCGAACCTACTCAGGAGCCGGTACGCGTCAATACAAATACAGAATCAATACAACACAAAGCAAAACCGGCTGGGCCTGTGACTGCTTTCCCTGATAAGTTGAATTGCACTGAATTCATGGAGGCATGGATTGAATGGGATACATACAGGATAGAAAAAAAACAGAGGCTTACGCCATCGACGATCAAAAAACAGCTTGCCTTTTTGTCGAAATTCACAGTCGATACTGCTATCGCAATAATTGATAAATCGATCACTAAAGGATGGTTAGGATTGTTTGAAATAGAAAATAATGGTAGTCATGGAGGCAATGGTAAAACGATGTCACGCGGAATGGAAGAGTTGATTGAGCGTGCCGGCGATCAAAATGAAATTGAAACAGCGGAGAGAGTATGACAACGCAACCTGATTACAGCAGTATTTTATTTAGTCCTGAAGATGTTGGTATCCTGGGGGCCAAGTATCTTGAACAGCGCAGAGCCAATAAAGGACTTGGGGTAAAAATAGGCTTGAATTGCCTTGACGATAAAATGTATCCTGCTTTTCCTGGGGAATTATGGACGATCATTGCGCGTCCAGGTCACGGTAAAACCGGATTTATGATGCGGTGGGCTAGATCGCGCGCGGCTTTTTTGCGTGAGCATAAAATTGAAAATACCGCCGTGGTTTATATAACCGTTGAGCAGTCAACAGAAGAATTGAATGCGTTCAACGTGGCCGCCGAAAACAGGATAAGCGTTACCAAAATGGCAATGGGGGATATTACAGACGAGGAATGGAAATCATGCCTAAAGGATGCTGTCAACCGTCGTTTTGTGCCGCTTTGGAATATTGGTTATTCTAGTATGACTGACAAGAAACAAATCAAGGTAACGATAGAAAACATAGAGGGCGCTCTAAAAATTATTCTGGAAAAAAACAAGATTGATTCCGTGTTCGTAGATTATTTGCAACGTTTACCGTATAACACGCGGGAAGACAAGACCACTGGAATTTCAAACAATCTTGACGCCTTGAAGACAATCGCGCAACAGATTACTAAGTCACCTGTTATTGTTGGCGCACAAGCAAAGCGGGAAGTTGACGCTAAAACGGCTGGAGCCAAAATACCAGACTTGGATGATGGTCAATGGACGTCAAATATCGAGCAATCCAGCGATAGAGTTATCAGCCTGGTTCGCCCGATCAACTATGTGAAAGAGGGAGAGCAATTCGCCGGCAAAACTATTACAGGTAGGAATATACTATTGATAAATATTCTGAAGCAAAAATTAGGACCTGCAAACCTTCCGGTATGGGCATTCTTCCAGCCTGAGTACAACAAACTTGACGAGCTTGAGATCAAGTTCGACAAAAACAATCGCCCCGTGCAAGGGATGGACTGACATGATCTTCCTAGACCGATTTGACACCGTTTCACATCTTCGAGGGCGCAACCGGACGTATGAGAATATCCGCGCCGCTGTACTGGCAGCCGGGCGTTATTCCGAATTTGACATCGAAACCGCTCGGGACATCCGGATGTTTATGCGGCTGCTGAATGATCCTGAGCTAGAAATAACCCGTCTCCAATATCCGTGGACGGGCGTGAAAGTAAAGGGGGAGTGAGTGGAAAAGATAAGCGAGATCGTTATGCAAGCCATAATCATGAACTGGGCCATGAATGAGAAGCAGCATCTTTATGTTGTCCCAAACAGCACAGTTATCTATCCCTGGGAAAGCGATCTAATTTCGGTGACTAAGGCTCTTTACAGTCACGAGTATGAGATCAAAATAAGCAGAAGCGATTACAGGAAGGATGCTGAGAAGAAGTGGAAGCACATGAGTTTGCAACTCGGCGATATCCGAAATACGCCCAATTACTTTTGGTATGCTACTTACGGCTTCGACATCGAACCTCCTGCCCATGCCGGTTGGATACAGATTACACCAGGCGCGAAACGGCATAATTTGACCGTGATGAAAGAGGCACCGCGATTGTGTGAAAAGAAGATGAGCGATCAGCAACAGCATAGCCTGGCGCGGTTGCTATCATTTCGCATTACCGATTATTACCGGAGATACTTGAATGATGCCGATGACGACGGTAGATTTATAACGGCAGCATTGGCAAGAATTGACAATGAAAACGCTTGACTTGTTACAACATTCGTGCTAGAATGAATACAAGGAGATAGACCAATGAATAATCCTTTTGAAGTAGCACAGATGGCATTGACCGCTTGCGGTATCAAGTCGGAAATCAAGGGCAATGAACTGCGGTTCGGTTGCAGCCAGAAGAAGTTGATGGATAACGCCCATGCCTTAGTTGGATCAGGCGTATCGATCTACAAAACCGGGCACGGTAAGTTCGTGGCGGTGGCGATATGAACCGGCTTATGAAAGTCCCTTACTTACCAACTGAGCAAGACCTATCCAGCCTGCCGCACGTAGTTGCATCGGCCATCGTCAACTATAACCGGGCATTCAGCTACTACAGCAAGCACATGAAGATGTTCGCCTTCTACCGGGCGATCAACGGAACGGGCATGAAGCCGGAAGATCAGATCGCCATGGGCAAGGCGCGCGAGAACCGGAACCGGGCTGAGATTGAGATGTGGGCCGCGTTCGACCTGAAGGAAAAGACGGTGCGCGACTTCAACGCCGATCCTCAATCGTTCTGGGATGCTGAACAGGTTGCCGATGAAGATAACGTTATCGAGGGTCTGCATTACGTTGATGAGGTATCAGAATTGAGGGTAGGGCTATGAAACATACGCCGGGGCCGTGGTCAGCTTGCCATAACGGCGAATGCCAATGCAAAACCGTTATGGGGAATGATTATCCAGTCGCAACTATTACCAGTGGTAACTGGGGCGATGATTATCCATCAATCCGGCTCGTTGGCGATTCGTCTCTTGAGCTGAAAGCTGAAGCATACATGGAGCAAATAACATATGGCAAAGTATCGGAAGAAACCGCTGTAGCCAATGCTCGTCTGATTGCCGCGTCGCCTGAACTGCTTGAGGCGTGCAAGCAGATTGATAGCATCGCCTCCCGCATCCAAAAGTGGCAGCGGCAGAATCTGGAGGCGATGTGGTACGAGGACTTCCAGGAGATCGTCACAAATGTCCGCGCAGCCATCGCGAAAGCCGAGGGAGAATAACATGCCTCGCCCATTGAAACCTTCCGATTTACGCCATATCCTGCAATTGATCGTCGTCAACTACGGTCAGACCGTTCTGGACGTGTCGCAGAAAACAAAGGGCGCGATAACGGGCATCCTGGCAGCGGAATGGCCGAACGATCACGACCGGCGCATAGCAATCAATTACCTGTTCTCGGAACCTGGCACGCCGGTCAAAGAGATGTCAACCAAACGGCTGAGTGATGCGCAATGGACGGCTCTCAAGCGCTGGATTGGCGCAAGCCGTGAGGATGAGACAATGGCCTGGGAGAATAGCCCGTGGTTTGCGGAAGAGGCCAAATGGTTATTGTGGGAGGTTGCGAAATTGGAACGGGCTGAGAGCGCATATATTGAAAATATGTGATATAATGAATTTGCTAAGGGAATTGCAGGTGCTTTTATTTTGCCAACGAAGGGCCGTTTTCTACGATAGCACCCATTCCCTTAGCAAGAATTGGTAAAAGCGTAGACAACGGCCTTTTGTTATTGGCGTGGCGAGGCAAGGCTAGGCTGAGCAGGGCTAGGCAGGGCGCGGAGAGGCTTGGCGCGGCATGGAAAGGCAAGGCAAGGGCAATACGCAATTATTATTTTTTAGCAATCACGGCACGGCACGGCACGGCGCGGTACGGCGCGGTACGGCAGGGCAATGCGGGGCACGGCTAGGCGAGGCGAGGTAAGGCAAGGCAAGGGTAACATGGTTTACATCTTACGAATGAGCGGCACGGATTACTACAAAGTTGGCTACACCAGCAAGCAGGATGCAGGCAATCGCCTTGCATCACTCCAGACTGGTTGCCCAAAAAAACTAATCATCATGGCCGCGGGAGATGGATCGGAAAAGGATGAACAACTAACACACCTTTCAATCTGGCAGTACAGGACCGATGGCGGAGATGAGTGGTTCCAACTTCCGTTGGATATAGCAGAGCAATTGATAAACAGGTTTGGAGGGCTTCAAAATGGATACCAAGAAATACAACGTAGTTTTTCAGGGATTACGCCCGCTGATGTTCGACCGGTACGCGGGGGACAACACCACCAAATTACCAACAACCGAAAAGATGTACCTTTCAAAAGATCGGCGGCTGATTATGCCGGCGCTGAACGTCATGTCCCTGTTGTGCGCAGAGAACACAAAATCAGTGTGCCGCCAATTCTTCGGAAAGAACGGTAAAACCGTCGCACTGGGGATTGCTTCTTATTGCAACATTGAACCTTTCGATATTCCGATTGTTGATGATAATGGGCCGATTGTCTTTACCGGATGGAATGAAAAAATATACGTGCATCAATCCGTTGCGCGTCTTGCGAAGGGTATTCCGAACCCAAAAGAACGTCCTACGATTGCATTACCGTGGGAGATGACTTTCACCATCGAGTATATGGTGAATACTTATTGCACCCTCGAAAATTTACGCCAGGCGTTATCCATGGGCGGAACTTTAGGATTAGGAACGTTCCGTCCATTTTTCGGACGTTATGAATTGGTAGGGTTTGACGAGGTCTAATGAGCCGCGCCATTGCCGGTCACAAACCATGCCGGGGATGCGGAAAGGCCATCGGCGCCGCGGGTTGTCGAAATTTCTGTGTCCAATGCACCCGCAAGCGTAAGGCGCTCAATCACGCGCTCCGCGTCAAGCAGGCTGAGCCGAAACCTGCGCCGGTCGAGAAGCCGCGTGAGAACCTTGACCATGTTTGGAAGCGGTTGGTAGATAATGAACCCGTGAGAAAGTGCGAGTTGTCAAAGACAGTATTTGGCTATGGGAACAATCCGGAACTGGCGATCAGGAAGCTGGAGAACAACGGATATTTGTTGTCTGAAGACGGCGCTGGCCTGCTGTACGCATTTATGGAGTGTGATAATTGAGCGAGCATATGGAGCAAGTAATCATCTTCCAATGGGCCAGAATGTGTTCGGGTCGATATCCTGAGCTTGCGTTCATGTTCGCAATCCCGAACGGGGCCAAATTGCCATACGTGAAAAATAGCAACGGCCATCGATACAGCCCGCAGGCTATCAAGTTATTGGCCGAAGGTTTGCTTCCAGGGGCAAGCGACATCTTCCTTCCGGCTGCGCGTGGAGGTTGGAACGGCTTATTTCTTGAATTGAAGCACGGAAAGAATACACTGTCAGACAAACAGCAAGCATTCTCGGAGGCGATGCTATCGTTTGGATACCTGGCGCTTGCATGTTGGGAGGCCGATCAGGCGATAGCCACGATTGAAGATTATCTTGAAGGGAGATACAAAAGAACATGACCTTACCAGGCTGCTACATAAAGCCTTTTTACTCGATCAGCACGAACCAACCTCTCGGAGCCTGCTGGCAAGCTGAGGATATTGACGGAAACCGTGCCGTGATTTATTTGAGAAGGGTCGAAAAATGTCACAACGTCTACGCCTATCGGTTTGTGACTTGGGACGGGCGCGTGTTCAAAGAGGGCGAGGAATTGTCAATCCTCAAGTGCTGGCGTAAGATGGTCAAGTATCTCCGCTCCAATCCCAAAAATGGGTTGCTGCCGGATTTGGAGCGGTGCGAAAATTGGTACAGCGGGAGGATGGACAAATGACAAACGATGAAATCATGGCGCTGACGGCGGAAGAGTTGAGGATCGAGATTGCGAAGGTGAAAGGCGCAATCATGCGATGGTGCCGAAATGATCCAGAATGTGGCGGTCGACGAGATATGGAAGTTGTTTACGACGAACCTTCTGGCATGTGGAGTAAATCGGCGCTTACAGAAGATAATGGTTTTTACAGGTGGCCTTGTATTCATAAGGGGGGATTATTATATAATCCTTGCGGTGATTGGACCGCCGATATCTCCGCCGCGTGGGAGTTGGTGGATGCTATTAGCCAAAAAACTGACGTAGTTGTATCTCATGAACGCGGCCAGATAGGAGCATGGGCGTGCGGTTATTGGATACCATATTCTGAGCAATACGACTGGTATTTTGGAGATACTGCGCCTCTCGTCATAAGCCGGGCGTACCTCATGTGGAGGTCATCTAATGCCCGATAGCCCGACGATCCTACGCGCAACCGATTGTGATGGCTCGACGGCGACGATCTACCCTTGCACGCTCCCGACCTGGGGCTGGCAGTACGTCAATCCTAAAATGAAACTGTTTGATTATGGCTGGGGATGCAGCGAGGCCGAAGCCGTCGCAAAAGCACAAAAGCTACTCAAACCGGATAGCTCCGGTAACTACCCAAATTTCGTTGTAGTGGAGGTCAAATGATACCATATTCGTTAATCGTGCCTGATTGGGCAATGGAAGAATTAATCGTCATCCGTGACAGTGGCAGCCGGTTATCCTGGCGCGTGGGTGACATCGTGACACTGGTCATGGAGTGGAACCAGGCGAATGAGAACCCGGTTGGGATCATGGACGTATACCAAGCAACAGCCTCGCTGGTGGGGTATTCATCGCGGTCAGTCCGTGACTTTCATTCAGTGGCAGCCTTCTACCCGTCTGAAGTGCGCAACGATCCTGCTTACTCTATTTTGAGTTTCGCACATTTTAGGGCGGCCATGGTTTTGGGAAACGATTTTCAACAGGCGCTGGATTGGGCAGTCGCACAGGTCGATGAACTCAACAGGCCGGCGACGGTCGATGCCGTCATCGCCAAATTCCAGGTCGCGCCCGAGATGCCAGAAACCGGCGATGATGACAGCGACGGCGAAGGATCGGACGAGGACGACAGCGAACCCGATGATGCCGGGAACCAGGTGCGTGCGGCCATCCTCACGATCAGGCGCAATATTACCAACCTTGATCTGAACGACTTCACCCTGGCGCGTGCGACTGAAGCGCTTGAGACACTGGAGGGATTATTGATACCCACATAAAAAAGGATTGAAAACGGGAGATAAACTGTTATAATGATTGTGATGGGTCATTCATCCCCATCATCTCCTACCGGCGAAAGCCGTAGCCGCTCCCCTGGTCCGGGAGCGGCGTCGTTTATAAATACTCGTTACACCAAACGCTTGACAATTGTTATAACAGATGTATAATAGATACATAGGAGATTGACCAATGAAAATTATTCTAGTGAAAAACGCATATCTTGTTCTAAAATCAGACAATAACCCAGACTTCCCTAACGATGATCGCGCAATCACAAAAACGCTTGTCCCGGTAGATAATTCAGAACAGGCGTCTAATATTGTCAAGGAATTCATTGATGATAATAATCTTGGCGGCGGTAATTGGACAGGCGGTAAAATATTTTATGATGGCGAAAACATCGGCAGAGTATCTTACAATGGCAGAGTTTGGGATATAAATAATGATCCATTAGTTTTTTCTAAAGACTTCTAAAAATCATCCCCGCCGGTCGGGTTAGGCCGGTAACAGGAGATAGACCATGAACGCAAATGAAAGTAGCAAGCTCAATGTGTCCGTACTGATTGATCTTTATAAGATCACCATGCAGGAGAATGGCCGTTCCAGTCATGGATTTGTAGCCTGTCAAGCTGGCATGGGCGTTCACATCCGCGAGGATCGGCTAGAAGATGTTGCGCCTCTCTCGGAGTGGAACCTGAACCAAAAGCGCAACAGTGAAGATTACCCATTCGAGCATTCGATTGTCGTCGAAGGTGTGACGTTCTTCGTTATCAGTGTGAAACCGATTGAGATCCCAGAGCCGACCCGCTGCCATTACTGCGGTCATATTCGCCCAATCGATGAGCTGAAGATCGCCAAGATTTACCACAACGGCGGGCAGGAAGAACACTTGTACTGCGTTGATAAACAATGCGCGGTGTATGCTGAAATGAGCGGGGAGGGGTAGACCATGCGCAAATTTTTTCCTAACGACTTTGTATCCTGGCTTGTGCTTACAGTTTTCATCCTGGTAATGATTGCGTTCGCGGTGGTGTCATAATGAGTGACAATCAGATCGACACATACGGCGCGATCAAGCGCGATCAGGCAAGACTACAAAATATAATCAATAATCAGGCTGCTGAAATTGATGCGCTTCGCAAAATCCTGGCACGGGTTCGTGAGGTTGGTGATTACCTTGCGATGGTGGCAGATGATCCCGATAGCACACGTCACTCATTCCAGTCTGCAATTCAGGCATGGAACGGCGTCAATGGTAGGGTGAAATGAGCCTCATATCAGCCTTGGTTGCCATGTTCTGCCTGTCCGTCTTCGCGCTGACGATGTTGATCGTTGCCGTTCGCATCTTACAGCCTCACAAGCGCAAGGTCTACGCTCACCAGGTCGTGAAGCACGCGACTGACAGGCTGCCGTACCAGGATGATTTGTACGGGGTTGAAATTCCAGACGCCGAACCGGATCAGGACTTTATCAACCTGCAAGCGAGTGGCAAGCAGAAGCTTGACCAGGCCAATGCCTATGCTGAGATGTGCGCGGCAAGCCGGGAGAAAGCGTACCAGGACAAACTGAAATCGATCCATAACGGGCTGGATTCTGACGCATGGATCAGGAGGGTGAACCGTGAGTGAAGGCGTGAAACGACCACTTGATCGCGCTCTACCAATAGCTGAAACGATTGTAAAGTTTATTCGGCCTGTGTGTTCTCGGGTAGAAATTGCAGGAAGCATTCGGCGCGAAAAGTCAGAGGTGTCTGATATTGAAATCGTAGCCATACCGAATTACTCCGTGGATCTATTCGGAACACAATTTTATTCTGCCGCAGTTGTCGGAGAAGTGTTGCGCAATTGCGGGTTCAAGATGGATAAGGACGGAGAAAACTATAAAAAGTTTTTCTATGTCTCCGGGCAAATATGGGTAGACCTCTTTCTAACCACGCCTGAGCAATGGGGATTGATATTCATGCTTCGAACAGGCAGCTCCGATTTTAGCCGTCTGATGGTGACAAGCAGACAGCAGGGCGGTTACATGCCCAGTTATCTAAAAGTAAAAGAGGGGCGTGTTTGGACAGCTTACAATGTTATTGAAACGCCGGAAGAAATCAATGTATTCAATGCGTGGGACATGGAGTTTGTTGAACCCAAAGACAGGACTGGGTTTCACACGTATTGACACAATCCAATCTCACACTAAGCGCCTTTCGGGGCGCTTTTTGTATTGAAATGTGGGGGAGATGGTGTAAGATATAGGTATGAGAGCTTCCACAAAACATGAATTATTTGTTGACGCCTATTTTCGTTTGCACTTCAATGCAACGGATGCTTATTGCGAGGTGTACGGCACTAACCGGGTAACCGGCGCGGTAAATGGCTCAAAATTACTAAGAAACACAAAGATTGCAGACGAGATCAAACGGCGCATAGCTGAACAGACCATGACCGCCGATGAAGTTATTTTGAAGTTGGGAGAACAGGCGCGAAGTGATATTCGCGTATTCTTCAAGATCGTCGAGGAATGGACGTTCTACCCATTGCCGACTTATGAGGTTATCGACGCGAAAGAAGTTATCGACGATAGCGATCCCGACAATCCGAGAACTAGGGTAAGTTATTGGTGCAGACATATTTGTATCGATCTTGACAAGGTTATCGATCCTCAATACTCTCACTTGCTATCCGAGTTTACCGACAGCCCTAAAAATGGACTGGGTATCAAAGTTTACAATAAATTGGATGCGATCAAAACCATGGCAAAAATAAGGGGGCTAATGGTAGATCGTACCGAGAATTTGAATATCGATTTGTCCACATTGACCGACGAACAATTAGATATGCTGTCTGCCGGCGAAAGTATAGCAAATGTACTCAAGCGCACTTCAACTAAGAGCCGCGGCTGAGAAAGAACGTCGCCGACGTGCGGCCATCCCACGGGATACGATTGTAGGGCCTTACATCGATCCAGATATCGTTCGCTGGATTCAATCCAATTTCTACATTCCTGAAACAAACGGGCCGATGACGCTGTACCCGTTTCACATTGCCGGTTTGCGTGAGGCGCTTGCCAAAGATGGTGAGAATTTCAGGTACTCGACAGTCGTTTGGAGCGCACTAAAGAAGTCTTTCAAGTCATCGATTGCGGCAGCCGTTGCATTGTGGTTTGCCTGGCAGAAACCTTATTCAACCGTTCGTATTATCGCCAACGATCTTAAGGGTGCCGATAGTCGGGTATTTTATTACATTCGGCGCAGTATAGAATTACATCCAACCATGCGCCCGCCGATGGTCAATATCGTCAATTATAAAATCACACTTCCTAATCACTCGACAATCGAAGCAATTCCAATAGATCCAAAAGGAGAGGCGGGCGGCGGTGATGATTTGGTTGTGTACTCAGAGATTTGGGGATGGAATAGCAAGGCGGCTCAAAAGATGTGGAGTGAGACAACCCTATCGCCTATGAAGTATGGGAAGTCAATACGATTTTGTGAGACATATGCTGGAGAAAGTGGTGAGAGCAAAATTCTGGAAGAACTTTTTGACCGGGGCGTAACACACGGAGAATGTATTGATGCCGAAAACGAGTTCTACCGGAATGATAGGTTGTTTTGCATTTGGAACACGAAGCCGACAACGCCATATCAGACAGAAGAATATTACAGGCAAGAGGCAGCGAACCTGCTCGAAGGTGAATTCAACCGGTTTCACAAAAATCAATGGGGCAGCTCGTCGAGCGCCTTTGTACCCGGCGAATGGTGGTCGGCCTGCCGGCGCAATCCGCTTCCAGCTTATGAACGATTGGAGAGTTGGGTCATAGCCTTAGATGCTGGCATATCCAATGACAGTTTTGGACTTGTGGCAGTCACGCGGAAAGACGGGATTACAATCGTTCGTCACGTACGCAAGTGGGTTCCTCCGCCTGGCGGCACAATTCAATTCTTCGCTCCGATCGGAACGCCTGCTGAACAGGATGAAAGCCCGGCGGGTGAATTGCGTAGATTGTGTGAGAGGCATTCGGTTGTAAAAGTAACTTATGATATGTTCCAACTTTATTCATTTTGCAATCAGCTCAAGGATGAATTGATTGTGTTCTTCGAGCCGTTTTCCCAGCAAACCCAGCGTCTTTATGCTGACAAGTCTTTGCGCGATGCAATTCGAGAACAAAAGATCATCCATGACGGCGATCCTGATTTGGCTGAGCATATCCAAAACGCAAATGCAAAGAGCGAGGGCGAGATTGAGAAGTTGAGAATTATCAAGCGTAAAGAAACGCTCAAGATTGACCTTGCAGTTTGCACCTCCATGGCACATTACACCGCAGAGAAAATGAATATTGGATGATAATTCGTCAATCCGTGCTATTATATACTTGCCCGGGGTGATACAAAAGGAGTGCTATGGCTGAGTTAGATGTGCTGAGTAAATCGGTTACAAGTTCGGATTACAACGAAACGCCAAACGGCGGCGCGTTCTACATGGCCTTTCGCAATTTCAGTCATAACGTCGCCTTTCCTCCCAGCCTCGAAGGATTAGGACTGCGCGAAAGCGATTACATCACGTCCGCAACCATCGATCACGAAGCGCTCTGGGCCGGGGCAGTTGCGATTGCCATTACAAAGGTATCCAGCCTGTCATGGGAAATCGAGGGGGACATCCCGCTGAGGAATAGGCGGGCCCAAGACCTGCTGCTTATGGCCGATGCCGGGCGCGGTTGGGTATCGTTCATCTCCAAGCTGCTGCAAGACTTCCTCACCACAAATAACGGCGCGTTCTGCGAGATCGTGAGAGAAACCGAGAGCGAGAACAGTCCGATTATCGGCCTCATTCCCCTGGATAGCTTGCGTGTGACCCGTACGGGCGATCCTGAGTATCCTTGCACCTATCAGGATTTGAAGGGGCGCGTTCATAATCTGCGGGCATGTGACGTGATCGAATTCTCGGACATGCCATCCAACCGTGCTAACCTCTACGGCTCTGGCCGGTGCGCAGCTTACCGGGCTTACAAGTCGATTTACAAGCTGGCGAACATCGAGGATTATCAGAGCGAAAAGATATCCGGGCGCAATCCAAGCGAACTAAATTTTATTACCGGCGTGAATGCCAACCAACTGCAGGCGGTATTAGACACGGCACAACAGCAAGCCAATGCCAAAGGTATCATCGCCTACATGGGCGCGATCATTGCAGCCTTCCCTGGTGAACAACAGCCACAAGTTGCCAACATAAAGCTCAAGGGACTACCAGATGACTTTGACAGAAAGGTAGAACTGGACATTGCAATACTGGCTTATGCCAATAACCTGGGCCTTGACGTGCAAGACCTGCAACCGCTGACAGGACAATCATTAGGATCCGGCGCTCAATCAAACGTACTGAATGAAAAAGCCAAAGGTAAGGGCCTTGCCGCATTCAGACAGCAGCTTATTCACGCATTCAATACCTGGGTGCTTCCAGACCGCTGCACGTTCGGATTTATTGAGAAAGACTGGCGCGATAAGAAAGCGCAGTCGGATTACAATAAGGCGGTTGGCGAGTACATCGATGCAAGCATTGCCTCGACCGTCATCACGCCGGCACAGGGATTGCAAGTCATGGTGGATGAAAACATCTACCCGAAAGAATTCTTGACCGTGGATCAAACGCCGGACGATAGTCTGGCCGATGATGAGAAGCCGGGCGAGGAAGTCGATGTCGATGCGGTTGTGCCTGTCATTCCAGAGCCGACTGAGCCAACCATCCCCGATATCATGGCGAAGGAATATCCGAAGGCGCTGGAGCTGGTAGCCAAATTCAAGGAATTACAAAAGGAGATTGAAAGTCATGCCTGATTTAACCAAACAACCATTACAAGGCGGGCCGACTATGCCGGTCTATATCATGAACGGCGCTCCCGGTGATCCTGGCGGGGGCACGCCGATTGGCGCGGTTCCTTCCACGGCTACAGGCACGAGCGGAACAAAGTCGGCGGCTGGTAATAATACCCTGCTTCCAGCACCAGGCGCTGGTAAGCGGCTCGTCGTGCATACCATATGGGTGCAAAATGAAAGCGCAGTAGATACCACCATCCAACTGATTGACGTGGTCGCGCGCTTCCGCATGTTGCTGAAGCAATATGACTTTTGCGTGCATGACGATTGGCGGCTAAACGAGAATACCGCCTTGACCCTGAACCTTTCTGGCGCTAACCAGATCGGCTATTCAATCCAGTACAGTATTGAAAACGTAACCCCATAATGTCTGACGATACCTTATCCCTGCTGGCCCGTTATTCCATGGTTGCAAAGATCATGGATACAGGCGCGTTCACGGATAAGGATGCGAACGAGTTATACATTTGGCTGGCCGCGTTCAAAACTTACGATCAATATCGCAGTCGGTTATGGAGTGCGGCGGTACGGTTGTTCAATGGCGGTCGTGATGCTGGATTTGTGTCTACCTTTGCGCGAACCATTGATGTTGAATTGACTAAGGCATGGAATGAGGGCGCTTCCGATATGGGCGTCATGCCGGATGAGATGAGCAAGGATGACATGGGCATTCTCAACGCGATCATAAACAACGAAAACCAATTCATCAAAGGTATTGCCGGTGAGATACAAGATGATGCGGCTAACGGCATGGATCGTGAACGGTTCGACAGCAAGTATGGGGCGAGAGTGGATTTGTGGAGCAATAGATTTTTAGAAACTGTGAATAGGGCAAGGATGCACTTCGGAGATAAGCAACGGCTTGAGTGGGTAGAAGGAAACACGAAAGAAAAATGCGAAATATGCCCTAAGCTGGCTGGTATCGTTGCTTTCGGATGGGAATGGCAAGAGACAAAATTTCAGCCGCAAGCTCCCCCTAATCCAACACTGCCAACGGATAACGGGGGCTGCGGCGGATGGAATTGTAAATGTCAGTTATTGCCGACTAAAAAGAAAAGAACCGCAAGAGCATTAGATAAGCTTACATCACTAGCTACTAGATACGCTGGAGGTATATAATTGTATGGTTCCGTGTCCTACTTTAGAATGGCACGATCTGCACAGAGATATAAGATTTTTGGGATCATTAGCCGATGAATAATCTGAGCCGAAAAGTCTAAAAGATATTATATGATGAACATCAATAGTTTTATCTGTACCAATCTTGCCGCATATTTTACATTCATAATTATCGCGTTCTCTAATGTTGCGCGCGATTTTATGCCATGCTGGTCCCCTGTAATTTTTGTGATAAAAAGGATTAGGTTTAGCTATATTGGCTTTACCAGAACAAACTTGGGAGCAATACTTTTCTCCTCTTCCCTTAGATCCTATTTTATAATATTGGTTGCCGCATTCCTGGCAAATGTAAACTATCGGATCTTTACGCAGATGAACTTTGGCACATTTTATAGAGCAAAACTTTCCAGCGTGTATGATGGGCTTTTCGACAGGCTTTCCGCACGTTTCGCAGTTATATCTTATTCTTTCACCTCTATACGCTATTCCCATACATTTATGGGAGCAGAACCTTCCTTTTACCCCTTCGTTCTTTACATAAAATATTTTCCTGCATTGTTCGCAAACTCTTTTTCTTTGCACCTTCGATGCTTCGAGTTGGCAATTTTTGGAGCAAAAGATCGTTCTTTGGTGCATCGGTTTATCGATGACTTTCTTGCAAAATTGACATATTATTTTAGAGCGTTTTGGTCTGGCATCTTGATAGCATTTACGCGAACAATACTCCATTGTTCTGCCTTCTTTATGGTCGGCAGGAAAAACGTCTCTTATAAATTGAACGCCGCATGTTTTGCAGGAAAATGTTTTCTTCATAGGACTGTCTCCGATTTCGTCCACTCCGAGTTTGTTTATGGGGCGTGCAACTCGGAGAACTGCACTTGTCAACGGATGATCAGTCCATTCAAGCCCAATAGAATTATACCACTTATGGCGGTAGCATGAAATTCAACTTCCAGCCCATTCTACCCAAGAAGCCTATCTTCGACACAGCCAAATTTGATGCGCTGGTTCAACAGGCCACTCGCCAAACGGTTGATGATATCCATGCCGATTATCAAAAGACGGTCGCAACCTGGACGCATAAGCCAAAGTTCTACACCACCCGGCGCGGGCTTATCTGGTACATAGGCACGAACGATAAGATTTACGGCTATGTTGAGATGGGAACGCCTCCGCATGTGATCAAGCCGCGAGATCCGCGCGGTAGATTACACTTCAACCGATCAGGCTTCAAGTCAAAGTCGCTCGTGAATTATGTTGGAAGTTTATCAGGCGCGACTGCCAACAGCGGAGAAACCTACGCCAAAGTCGTCCATCATCCTGGCACGAAAGCGCGTAACTTCTCCAAGGTCATTGCCATGAAACGCATGGCGCAATTCGCAAAGATGGTTCGTAAAGCCATAAAAGATAGCAAAGGTGGCAGCTAAAATGCCAAATAAATCTGATAAAGAAATGAAACACAACGGGATTATGGTTGCGCTTCCAATTCCAGAAGCCTATCAAATGGTGCAGGATATCAAATGGCCGGATGGGTCAGATGTTCAACCGCCTGAAGAAATGCACGTCACTCTCGGTTACATGGGCGATTTTCCACAAATGGACACAGGCAAGGAACATCTATTCAGAACCTGTGAACAATTTGCCAATACCCATCCTCCAATCGTGGGACGAATAAACGGCGCTGGTATTTTCTTTGACACGCATCTCGACGGTATGGAGTGCATGTGGTTATCTTTCGATGCTGGAGTACTTCCTGATTTGCGCTATGAATTGACCCATACGCTATCCGCGAACGAATTCCCAATCATGAGCGATCATGGATTTACACCTCATATCACAGCGGCTTATTTTCCTAAAAGTAAAGCAGTTGACATCAAAGATATGCAATCCAAAGATGTGACCGTGAATAAATTGCGTGTAGCATGGGGCGATGAGGTTCATGATTATCCGTTCAATGATGAATTATCTAAGCCTGTCATGCGTGAAAAGGCAGGCGGCTTCCACGTCTTCAAACAGGCCGACGGCTCATATCGATGGGTGACAATCTCATCCTCAGCATTCCGTGATCGGGATGGGGAGATCGTCACACAGAAAGCACTTGCCAACGACGTTGATTGGTGCGATACTATAAAAAGTTATGGGCCGTTGCGTTGGTGGCACGTCGGGGGTTGGGAGGCTCCTGATGGATTGGAAAGTTGGAAAACATGGCGCTCAACACCGGGGATTGATTTGGGCGAGTGTGATTTCAATATGCTGCACGGGCGTATGTTGATTGAAAGCGGAACATTCAAAGACGCCACAACCGGCGAGGCTTTCAGCCAATGTCAAGACAATTTGGAGGTATCAATTGCTTTCTCCCATCCACCCGATGAACCAGGGAAGAATAAACAATATCAGAACATTCACAGGTTCGAGCGGTCACTATTGCCTGCTGGCATGGCTTCTAACCTGCTTACCAAATTCTACGTATCGAAAGGAAATCCAGATATGAAAACTACTGAAAAGCTGGCCGCGCTGATGGCTATTCTCAAGGGTAAGCCGGACCTGGCGCAGCAAATTTTATCCGATGCGGAAGGCGTGCAAAAGGCAGCCGAAGCATCCGGGCTGGAATACAAGGAAGTCGAAACCCTGATTAGTGGGGAGCCTGAGCAAGTGACAGAGGAGGTGATCCAACCTCTCGCGGTTGAAGAAACCGGCGCTGTCATTCCCGAAGTTATCCCGGTTGTCGAAACTGCGCCAGTTGTGGAAGTCGTCGCAGAAAAGGCCGTCACTCCGCCTATGGCCACAGAACCTGCCGATATCGGGGATTGGACGCCTGAGAAGTTGACCGCGTTTGTCGTCCAGGTTGTCCAGCAAATGAGCAAGAGCAAGGAAGCGGAAACCAACGAGGTAATCACTCCCCTGGCTCTTGCACAAAAACAGGCGCAGGAAGCGATCACTGAAATCAATGTCACGCTTCACACGCTGAAAGAAACACTCGACGCCAATCAGCAATCCCTGATTGAACTGACCGACTCCCGCCCGGTTGGTGTCAAGCAGATGCAAATGAAACGAGCAACCGAGCGGACAGATAATGTCATCTCGACTGCGCCAACGGGGCCACAGATTGACCCTGCATTTTTGAAATTCCTAAGTGGAGGATAGTAACATGCCCGAACAACAGATTGATTATGAAAAGCTGGTAGCGGCTTTTCTGTCTAACAAAGCGGCGGGGACTACACCGACCGCAACCTACGGCCATGGTCCTGGCGGCGCCTTTAGCTCTTTTGGCCTGAGCAAGCCCGTTTTCGGCGCACTCATCCTGCCCTATTCGGGTCTGGGTGGGATGCTTCCCGCGGTGCCGTCGATGGATACCAATCCATTATGGGCCATCATGACAGGCGTCACGGCTCCGACTGGCAGTAATGCTACTGGCGCTTGTGACGACTGCAAGAAGGCCGGTTTGATGAAGCTCTGCACTCATCAACTCCCGTTTGGTCGGTACTGCCTGGATACCCAGCTGTACCAGATGGATCGGATCGGCGAACGGCGCAATCGCGCTGAGTTTACTGATTTGACCCTGCTCAATCAGGCGTTTGGTCGAAACGGCGGCATGGCTCCGATGTTGGGCAGCGGCGATACCATGAACAGCGAAGAGGGCAAGGCCATGTTTGAGTTTGGCGTGTCCTGGATGCGCATGTACGCTCCCCAGATTTGGAGCGGATCTCCTGCCAATAACACAGCGGGCGGTGGCTATCGTGAATTCGTCGGTCTTGATCTTCAGATCAATACCGGGCATGTGGACGCTGAAACCAGCGTAGCTTGCCCTGCTGCCGATAGCATCATTCAGTCGATGGCGAATTTGGAAATGACCACGAACGGTGCAACCTATCACCAGCAGATCACAGATGTTTATCGGCGGCTGAACTTCATCTCAAGCCGGGCCGGTCTAAATCCCGTGCGGTGGGTTATCACCTTACGTCAGTCAGCCTTCTGGATTTTGACTGACATCTGGCCCTGCGCCTATAACAGTTATCGCTGCTCGCCCGCAACCGGAAGCACCAACATGATTGACGCCTCGACCATGGTCCGAATGCGTGACGAAATGCGCGGCGATCTAGCGAACATGACTGGTCAATTCCTGTGGATCGATGGGGAGAAGGTCCAAGTCGTGATCGATGATGGTATCACCGAAACGATCAACGCCGGCGAGAGCTTCAACTCCTCGATCTACTTCGTGCCTGTTTCTGTCCTGGGTGGAACTCCTGCGACTGAGTGGGAATACTTCAACTTCGACGGACCGAATGCCGCGATGGAAATCTCCAAGATTGCGCCCGATGGTCACTTCTCGACCTCGGACAATGGGCGCTTCCTGTGGGTGCGCGAGAACAACAAGTGGTGCGTGCAGGCTTCTGCGGTCTCGAAGCCGCGTATCGTCCTGAGCGTGCCTTACCTGGCCGCGCGGCTTACCAACGTGAGATACACTCCGCTGGCGCATGAACGCGACTTCTCGCCGACCGCCTCGTACTACAAGGACGGTGGCAGCACCGGACGGGACTTCTTTGGCCCGAGCTATTACGAACCTGTGCCTCGCTAATCTCAATTGATCTTCAAGGATCGGGATAGGGTCGGAACGCGAACCGACCTGACAAGATCGAACTCCCGGCGATCTTCCCGATCCTTACCTCCGGGGCTTGCAATGGGAGGCAAGAATGCGAACGGTTGTTTTTACATCGGATAGCCACAACTGGCTATTGAAAGGCTTCTTTCACCAATGGAAAAAGTACGCGCAGTGTGACTTTCTGGACGTTGAGGTAGCGGGCTTCACGAAACCAGAAGGATTACCGGACGACGTAGCATTCTACTCGTTGGGAAAGTTCACTGATTACCCTGTCAATAAATGGTCTGACGGGGTAATAAAATATCTGGAAAGCGTGCAGGATGAATTGGTGCTTGTAATGCTTGAAGACTATTGGCTGATGAGGCCAATTCTCAGAGAAGTAGTTGCTGCCGCTGAAATGTACATGCGATCCCACTCTCAGATGGTACGTTTCGATCTTGCGGCAGATCGCATGTTTAGCAAGGATGCGCGGTATGCTGGATCTTATGGTCCTTTTGATATGTGCGTATGCAAGGGCTCGTATAGTTTGAGTTTCCAGGCTTCGATCTATCGGAGAGACGCTCTATTGAGTTTGCTTCGCCCGGGCGAAACACCCTGGCAAGCCGAACTAAGTGGATCTGCTCGGCTAAATAAAACGTATTTGGGGGATGTGGTCGTCGGCACGTACCAATGGCCGATCAATTACATGATCGCAGTCAACAAAGGGAAGTTAGATCGTACCGGAGCATGGATGTATCCGGCACGAACCCTTTCACAATCCGACTGGGATGAACTCGACAAATTAGGTTATACGATTGAACCGGGAGAGAGACATGAACACGCATTACAAAGTAACTGGTAAAGCGCTTGCACTGGCTAATGCCTTTGGTTTCCTTTTCAACGGAGAATTATTTTTGATGCAAGCTCTCGTCCAGTCTCTCCCGTCTGACGCGGTTGTAGTCCAGATTGGGGCCGGGGTTGGAACTGGCAGCCTGGGCATGGTTGAGATGAAACCTAGCATCCAAATGTTCACGGTTGACATCTCCGAAGGTGGCCCATACGGCGGTTTGGAAAATGAGCGTAATGCGTTCGCTGACACCGGTCTACCTTTGCCTCATCAAATCCTGGGCGATAGTCAAGAGGTTTGGAAGGATTGGAGCGAACCCATCGACCTGCTATTCATCGACGGCGATCATTCCGAGACTGGTCTCCAGCGCGATATTGACGGATGGGTGAAGTTCGTAAAGACCGGCGGTTATATCCTGTTTCATGATTATCAATCAGTAAACTGGGGGGGCGTGACTTCTGTGGTCGATAGGAATAAACGCAATTACGCATGGGATCTTGTTTTGAATGTCGATACGCTTATTGCGTTCAAAACTAAGACACCCGTCCCAACATTCTACGGCGTGGATTATGCTGTACCCGGATCAGATGTAACCGTAAAAGTTACCGGACCTGTAACAGACGTGAAGGTGAAGAAGGCACGAAAATGAAAGTCTTTATGTCACCTCGTGCCTCCACGGCTCCGAGTGATAACGGCATAGGGCGGATCATTCACGCCATGGAACGCCACTTGCCCGCATATGGGGTTGACTTCACCGACGATCAATCCACCTCAGATATCCGCGTCTTTCATGCTGGTACGGCAACGCCAAACGACAAGAAGGTCGACCTGCTGATTTGCGCCGGCTTGTACTGGAGTGATTTACAGCATCACGATTTCAGCCGATCCAACAATGTTGCCAATCAACGAATCATTGACGCGGCTCGAAGGGCTAAGACAATCTGCGTCCCGTCAGACTGGGTAGCAGAACCTTTCCGGCGCGACATGAGGATTGAACCTGAGATCGTCGGTCATGGTATCGATGTGGCTGAGTGGAATGCTGGCGCTCCCCACGGCGGCTACATCCTGTGGAATAAGAACAGACCGACCGACGTTTGCGATCCTCGCCCAGCCTGGCGATTGGCCGAGAAAGAATTGAAAGTAGTTTCTACATTTGGTCCGCAAGGCAAGCTAATTCCCAATCTTCGCGTGGTCGGGCAACTGCCATTTGAAAAGATGAAGCCGATTATCGAAGGCGCTGAGCTGTATCTTGCAACTGCGCCTGAAACGTTTGGTATCGGCACCCTTGAAGCGATGATTTGCGGTGTGCCTGTTCTGGGCTTCAACTGGTGCGGAACTAAAGACCTTGTCAAGCATAAGGAAACTGGGTATCTGGTTGACCCGGATGATATTCAGGGTCTTTACGAAGGCGCGAACTGGCTGAAAGCTCACCGTAAAGAGATTGGCGCCAATGCCCGCGAGTTTGCGAAGGGCTATGACTGGCCGGCAATCATGGCGCGGTATTATGCGCTCTTTCGCCGGGCGGCACAACCCGAACCGCAAGGGGTATCGATTGTCATCACCAATTACAACTACGGGAATTGGGTCAAGGATGCAATCATATCTTGCGAGTGGCAGCAGATCAAACCAGATGAAATTATCGTCGTCGATGACGGCTCGACCGATAACAGCCTTGATGTTTTGCAGCCGCTCGCCAATCAGTGCAAGATAAAACTGATTGCGCAATCAAATCAGGGAGTAGCTGCTGCACGCAATAACGGAATTGCGGCAGCCGCTTACCCGCTTATCGTTTGTTTGGATGCCGACGATATGATTGGGCCTGAGTTTATATCGGCGCTCAAGCCTGCAATGGAGCATGACCGTGGTATTGGCATTGCCTATTCGGGGGTCAAGTACATCGATCAAAACGGCAAGGATACAGGCTTCGGAACATCGCGCATGTTTAGTTGGGAAATTCAGACGAAAGAAGGCGTCCCACCTCCTACCTGCATTCCATCCGGCTCAATGTTCCGTAAATCGATGTGGGAGCGTTGCGGTGGTTATCGGCAAAAGTATGCACCTGGCGAAGATACAGAATTTTGGGTGCATGGATTGGCACTTGGATACACGGCTGAATTGATTACACCTGAAACTTTGTTCTGGTATCGCGGGCACGAAGGCTCTGCCAGTCGCACAAAGACCTATGTACCCATCAATGACAATAAGCCGTGGATACATGATAAGGTTTACCCGATGGGCGCTCCATCGTTCTACGTGCCTGCTGTGAGATCGTATCTCAATCCTTTGGTGAGTGTGATCGTTCCGGTTGGGCCTGGACATGAAACGATTGTGAAGGACGCGATTGAGAGTGTGATTGGTCAGACAATCCGTGAATGGGAATTGATATTGGTGGACGATACCGCCGATAAAAAATTACTGCCAGTCAAGAAACAATACCCATTTGTAAAGCATATCTTCTCCGCCGGATTGGTTGGAGCAGGCGCGGCACGCAACGAGGGCATAGATAAAGCCCGTGGAAAATTCGTCCTATTCCTTGACGCGGATGACTGGCTGAGAGGCGACGCGCTTGATCTCATGCTACAAGCATTTGTAAGAACTGAGCAATATGTTTTCACCGATCATGTGGAGGTACATGCTGACGGTAGACAGATCAACCGGTCGATTATGCCTTATGATCGTGAGGTTTACCGCGATCAACAGATCATGCACGCAGTCACCGCGCTTGTACCTACCGCCTGGACGCGTGAGGTAAAAGGATTTGACCCAACTCTATGCGGTTGGGAAGAATACGACTTTTACATGAAACTTGCAGTCAAGGGTTATTGCGGGGTATTATTACATCAACCTTTGTTGTATTATAGAGTTGATACCGGACAACGGCGCAAAGATAGCTGGGCGAATGAAGATAAACTCAAGGCTATTTTTGCAGAAAGATATGGAGGCGTTGAAATGCCTGGATGCTGTGGAAATGGCGGGTCTGCAATACTTGAAGCGAAACGAGCCATCGGACTTGTGCCGCGTGAAACTGCTACGGTTGCAGAATTGCCTAATGAGGTACGCATGGAATTCACCGGGCCTTTCCTGGGGCCGGTGGGCTATACGGTCAATGGCCGGACTTACTATGGTGCAAAGGATGAACTTCATCGCTTCATCAATGCGCCGCGTGAGGATGTGGACAAGCTGCAAGCGACTGGCAAATGGCGTGTGATCCTACCGCCTGAAGATGCAAGGGCGATGCAAAACAATATCCAGCCCGAACCTAATCCAGACTTTTTAGCCGGGCAAGTTGTCAACATGCGCAGGGGCTGAGGATCATGATTGATCTTATGCTTTGGGTCATCATCGCCGGTCTGGCGAATTATAAAGCAGCGCACATGATCAGCCAGGATGGGGATGACGGGCCTTTTGATTTATTCAAGACCTTTCGCGTATGGGTGGGTACAACTACCTGGATTGGGCGGGGATTTCATTGTCTCTCATGCACCTCGTTTTGGGGAGCGTTGATTGCTACGATCCTCGTCAATACTTTCTACCCGTTCTTTATCAGTCAATTCTTATTGGTTTGGGGCGCGATTGCTACAATCAGTTTTATGGTATGGAGGTACTTTGGATGACATTATTACCTCTGGATAGTTGGCGAGATGTAATTTCATATACTCCGTGGCATTTCTGGGGTATATCAAGCGGTGCCCATTTCCCGTTGACATCTGCCTGTAACACTCTGGTTTATAAATACGGTTGGCAAGGCACAGATCAGGCCGGGCGTGAGGATATCAAGACCGCCATTGAAAACGCGGAGAAGATCGTTTTCGACAACCTGGATTACTGGCCGGCTCCAACCTTTCGAGTTGATACGCTTCCCTGGCCTCGGTACAATGACAACCGATTATCAAGGATGAGCAGGCGCGATGCTAACGGCGGTTGGATACCCATCCAACTGCGCGAGGGTTACATTCAGAATATCGGTGTGGAGACCTTTGAACTTATCGAAAACAGCGCCTTGATTAGTTATACTGACCATGACGGCGATGGGGTCAAGGAAGATTTTAGCGTAACCGTTGCGACAACCGTAGATCCATCTGAAATTATCATGTGTTTCACTGACGGCGATCAGATCGGTGGGACTGAGGAAATCGCGGGAGAGTACAGGATTGATCCTGTCAATGTGCTGGCTTCCGGCGGTGGGTCAACCACGATCTATGGTAAGCGCTGGCAATGCGTGAAACCATATCTTTACGAAGAGAAAGAGAACTATCCGATTGACCCAATGGATGACACCAAATTCATCACGACTTGCGATGTCTACCGTCGTTATGTCAAGCGCGATGGACTGGTAAGTACGGTCGATAGCCAGGCGGCTCTAATCTGGGAAAGTCATCCATGCGGGTGGTGCAACAGCACGAACAACTCAAGCGATCCATCCTCCGAAGGTTGGGTGACTGCTCGAGCGGGTATACGCGATGCTATCAATGGCATTGTCACGCCTGCTGAAGCGGTCTATAATACAGTTACGGGGACTTGGGCGCATCCGGGATTGTGCTTCAATGCTTGCAGTGAACCAGATAAGGTGCTTGTGCGTTATCTGGCTGGCATGGACCTGGATAACAAATATCACATGCAAAAACAGATGAAGATCATCGTATCTCGATTGGCAGCCGCAGAAATGACACGGCGCATTTGTGCGTGTGATAATGCCAATCGTGAATGGTCTAATTGGCAATTCGATGTAAGCCGGGTCAATGCGCCTGAGGCTTATCAGATCAATCTTGACGTGTTATCTAACCCTATCGGCACACGACGGGGACACATTTACGCGTGGCAGCAATTCAAAAGTCTCGCCCGCATAATCGGAACTTTGGCATAAGGAGAATAAAAGATGCCTAAACTGACGGCTGATGAGGTTGTAACCCAACAGCACAAGCGGGCTTTTATCCAGTGGGGCGGCCCGCGTCCTAATAACCCTGTCGCATTTGCCGGACAGGATGCACAGTACATGAGCATTACAGGCGTGAGCGTTCCTGAGGCTGGCGGGTTTGATGCGATCAACGTCCCTCAGGATGGTATTTCAAAACGCTTCAAATCCATCGGGCGCATGGCTTCTGTTCCTGATCTGGCTTCTGCTACGCTCACGTTCTACGAAAAGCACGGATATCTTCCTCGCCAACTTTTCAAGAGTTGCCCGTTCTCGTTTTACGAAGTCACCGGGGTCTGCATGGATTTGTCAGATATGTACCACGGCGTTACCGATTACATGATGATCTATTCCATGGGGCTGGTATCTACCAAGAACCTGGGCGATCGTGTGACCTTTGAAAGCGATGATGTAATCGGCGATGAACTGGAAATCAATTTGAGTGATGCTTATCCAGCCGGTGCGATGGGCTTTGGTGACAATGCACTCACCTTGATCGACCGCGAAGTATTGGACGTGACCTATGGGACCAAACAGACCTGCGGTAACTGCGGTCCTGAGAATGATGGCAGTAAGCAGATTTACGCGATCACGCGCAGCTCTGGCGGATCCCCAGGTCTACCGGCTGAATTGATCTATTCCGTTGACGGCGGCGCAAACTGGTCACAGGCGACTATTACCGGGATTGGCGCAACCGAAGATCCTTCCCACATTGAAGCGGTCGGAAGCAAATTGATCGTCCTTTCCCGTACGGCCGGCAGTGCAACTCAAGGCGGTTACTACTGGGCTGAGATTGATCAGGATACCGGCATTCCAGGAACGTGGACGAAAGTTACTGCCGGATTTGTCGCGTCTGCGCAGCCTAACAGCGCCTTCGTTCTTTCTCCGCGTGAGGTCTTCTTTGTGGCCGATGCCGGTTATATCTACAAATCGACCGACATTGCATCCGGCGTAACCGTTCTCAATGCCGGGGCAGCCACTACCCAAAACCTGAACCACATCCGCGGCTCAAGTGATGCGCTGGTAGCAGTCGGAGCGGCGGGTACAGTCGTGCGCTCGACCAATCGCGGGGCAACCTGGGCGACTACGCAAGTCGCACCCACTACATCCATGCTTCAGGCGGTCGAGGTCTTCGATCAGCGCCGCATCTGGGTTGGATCGGTCAACGGTTATCTGTGGTATACCCTGGATGGCGGCAAGAGTTGGACGCGCAAGGGCTTCAGCGGTGAAGGAACCGGGCAGGTTTTCGATATCATGTTCGCTACTGAGGAAGTCGGCTATATGCTCCACGGAAACGCCACTCCAACCGCCAGGCTCTTTTGCACCCTGGACGGTGGAGTAACCTGGTCGAACGACTGCTGGCGCATTGTCAACTGGCCGACGTTCAACTACGCGAAGCATATCGCGATCCCCACCAGTTCTGACAGCGCGGTCAATGTCAACAACGTGGCTATCGCCGGTATCACGAGCGCCAATGACGGCGTTCTATTAGTAGGTATCGCTCCAAAAATATAAATAATTCTCCACCGGGAGGGAGAAACCAATGCTTACAGATTTTACTTTCAAAGATACGGGGATAACGATCAAGATCAAGAAGATCAGTCCCATGTTGGCGGCTGATGTTTCTGCGGCGATGCCAGAACCGTTGCCGCCTGAGCAAGAAGTAGATTACGGGGAACCGCGTGGCAAGGTCATGGAGCGCAATTACAGCGACCCTAATTATCAATCGTTGGTTATTGAACATCGTAGAAAATTGTACGCTACTCTCCAGCGCGCGATGATATTACGTTCTGTGACGGTTGACGGTGATGATTGGAAGGAAGATGTAAAAGAATATAAGTCTTTCATCCAATCTCAAACAGGAGGCCTTGTTGATGAAGAAAATGATTTGGTATTATATGTAACCCGTGTTTGTGTTGGTTCGCAGGCTGACTTGAATGATCTCATGGCGGCCATTACCCGGCGCAGTCAACCGACGGAGGAAGCAGTAACCGCAGCGAAGGCCGACTTTCGCGGCTAAATATAAAGGGCGCGATATTTGGAGTTATGTTGTACCTGATAGTCACATCACATACAGTCAGGAGCTTCACTGGCGAATAGTTGCAAAATGGAGCGGAATATCATTTGAACAATTTATCGAGAAAGAAGGGGACGAACAGAGCCGGTTAGTAGCAGCTTATGAAACGGCTATAATGATAGACGCAGTCTCCAGGAACGAGGATAATAAAGAAGCAAGCCGGAAAGGAAGAAGAGGAAGGCGCTAATGGGACTTGAAGAGATCGGGGTAAAACTTGTAACGGAGGGTCAGTCCTCATTTGAAAGCGCCTTGAGTTCGGCTACTAAATCCGTCGATAAATTCGGAAATGCAACGGATGATAACGCGAAGCAGGTATCCAATTTAGGCAAAGAAACCAATAAGTTCCAAATATCATTGACCGATCTAAAAAGCGGTTTTGATATGGCATCGAAGGCCGTTGAGTATGCGGCTCAAGTTTATGATCAAACCGTTGCCGTAACCGTAAAATACGCGGAGCAGGTGCGCGATCTTGGGCGTATATCCGGTGCAACAGCCGAAGAAACAAGCCGCCTAATACAGACCGCAGACGATCTAAAGGTAGAATACGGCACGCTGCAAGCTGCCGCTAAAGCATTAGCTAAAGACGGGATAGCACTTACTACCGAAGAATTAGCAAAATCCTCAGACGAGTATCTCGCCATTACCGACGCGGGCGAGCGGGCAGAATATGCTACTAAGAAATTTGGGCGAGCCGGATTAGAGCTTACAAAGGTTCTTGAAACCGGAGGCGATGCACTGCGCCAAATGGCTAAAGAGCAGGGTGCTAATCTGATACTCAGCGAGAAGCAGGTACAAGCCGCTAGAGAATTAGAAAAGGCAGAGGACGCGCTACAAGATAGCATAACCGGACTGAAATACGTTATTGGAAATGGTCTAATTCCAGAGATTACAAAATTGATCCAATTCACGACCGATTATGTATTCTGGGTTGACAAGACCAAACAAGCCGTTATTGAAGAAACAGATACTTATCCTGAGTATTTAGCACGGATGGGCGATGAGATAAAGTTGCGCAACGAAAGCAATGTTTTGCGCAATGTAGTCAAGTCCCAAATACCAGGTCTGATTTATCTAATAGATCTGGAAGCACAGAAAAATTTAGCTCTGACAGAAACGCAGTATAAGGTATCCAAGGGATATTTCAATATTGCAGATGAAGGCACGCGCGCGGCGGATGCTCAACGACTTTGGAAAGTTGCGGTTGAGAAAGAAGCGATAGCCGCTAATGATGCTCTTGAAGGATCATTGAAGCGCGTCACAACTGACATGGAAGCACTTACTACCCGAACGCTGTACAACAATATCGTAATGGGAATAGATAACCCGGTTGCGGCGCGGGCAATGGCAGAGGCATTAGGATTGATCAATCAGGCGACTGTCATCGCATTAGATGAAGTCGAGGCGATGAATAAAAAATTTGAGGAAACCGGAGATATTCAGAACTACACGAAAGAGGCGCAGGATTTAGCGAAGGCGCTAGGATTGATCCAAAGCAAGTCTATAACCATCGATGTGAAATATACCAGCTCTGGAAGTGGTGGACCTGGAGGAAATTATATCGATCCTGGTACGGGTTCTGGGTTCGGGGGTACGGCAACTCCTCCTGCTAGCGGTGCATCTCAACCTAAGCGTGGCGGCGAGCAGTTTTCTGACGGCGGAGCTTTTAAAATTCCAGTTGGTTTTGGCCACGAGGGATTTGATCTTGGTGGAATAGCGACCGCATCCGGCGGTGAAACTGTGGTTATCGTACCTAAGAACGTTCCTGCCGGTCCTTCCAATTATCAATATAGCTATGCGACAAATTACAACTTGAATTTGTCCACACAGCAAACCTCGCAAAACGTTCAACAATCATTCGCAATCATGCGCATGTTAGCAGGATAATTATGATATCCAGACGCGACAGAGTTTACAGCGAATATCCTGAGCCTGTGATCGGGTACGAACTCAATCCCGATCATGGGGAGTTTTCATTTGTCATCCCTGAGGCAACCGAGAACCTTTGCCTCAATCCATCGCTTGAAGGTGGGGTTACGACGGGATGGTTTGCGCAGGGCGGAGCATTCGCGGCGGTAGCGACATGGCAGGCATTCGGTTCGTACGGCGCAAAGTTCACGCCGGCTGTATCGACTGAAAGCGGCGGCTATTACAGCACCATCGCTCTGACATCTGGCACGACTTACACTTACTCGATCACTGTGCAAGGCGAGGCGGGAAAGCTCTATTACATCTGGTTCTCGACCAACGCCGGCGCATTGATTGGGGCTAAAAAGTCATTCCGGGCAACCGGTCATAAACAGAGGGTATTTGTCACTTATACCGAAACATCATCTGCATCACGCCAATTCCATCTGACCCGCGATGCCCAGTACACCGATCAAACTCCATTTTATGCCGATGGCTTACAGGTGGAAGCTAAGGACCATCCCACGACCTACACAGACGGGAGCCTGACAGGTTTCGTGATTGGAGAGACGCCTTATTTGTGGACTGGCACGCCTGGCGCGTCGACCAGTACACGCAGCGCACAAACACGCTCGGGAGGGCGAGAAGTGAAGCTACTCGATTATGGCATTCGTATTCTGTCAATCATCGGCCTGGGCATGATGCCGTTGATTGATCAGTCCTTACCCATCCCTGGATTTGGAGAGCTGGCGCAAGGCACAGGCACAAAGGCGCGTGAATTTGTGCTGGTAGGCGAGATTGGCGCAGAGGCCGGCAGCCGTCAAATGTCTGCGATCCTGTCCACCATTTATGATGCCGTCAAACCTGATTTGGTAGTCAAAGATCAGCCATTGATTTTGCGATACCAACAGCAAGACGAGGACGGCGATCCTTGCGGTGAGAGCCTTGATATATTGTGCAAGTATCGCACGGGTCTGGAAGGGCAGAACGATAACAATCATTCTCGTCGGGTTGGAATCACGTTCAAGCAGTACATTCCTTACCTGAAATCGACGTATGACAATGGCGCAGCTTTAGGCTTCCAGTCAAACGTAGCCAATGCAAATTACATTCTCAAGCGTGGGACGGATGGCATTTGGGCGGCGATGCAATCGGGTACTAACGGAATTATCCGAGTTATTGCACAAGCTCCAGATGGATCAATCTGGATTGGTGGAGATTTTACCAATCTTACAGATGCTAATGGTGATTATCTTTCTCGGTGGAACGGAACTGCGTTCGTATCGGTTGGGACTGGGGTAACTGGCCCGGTTTATACTATTGCCTTTGCGCCAAATGGCGATGCTTATATTGGTGGAAATTTCATCAATCAAGGCGATGCTAATGGGGATTGCATTACGAAATGGGACGGAGTAGCTTATTCATCCCTCGGTACCGGAATGAATGGAACAGTATATTCTTTAGTATACGGAACGGATGGCAATCTATATGCTGGCGGCGGGTTTACACTTGCGGGGGGTGTAGCCGGAACTGCTTATGTGGCTAAATGGAATGGGGCGGCATGGGTAGCAATGAGCGGGGGTACAAGCGGCCCCCTAGTTACATCTTTAGCATGGGACAAAAATTCAAATTCTCTTTATGTCGGAGGATCATTTCTTCTGGCTGGCGGCGTTTCCGATACCCAGAATATAGCGAAATGGTCTCCTAATAGTTCGGGGACTTACGTTTGGACGCCATTATACCTAGGCCTCGACGGTATCCCTCAGATTATTCTTATTGCTCCAAGCGGGATAGTCTATGTCGGAGGAGATTTTGATTATGCAATTACAATCGACTTTCCGTTGATACCACTAAGCAAAATAGGAAGTTGGAACGGTACCAAGTGGTCTCCTCTTAGTACCGGAATAGATGCGAGTGGGATTGTTTACGATATGTCAATCAATCCTATTGATGGAAATATATACATTGGGGGTGCCTTTACGTCTGCTGGGGGAGTTACTCCTCCAGATAGTATCGTTGTATGGAATGGTTCTGTATTCGTTCCAATAGATATAAACACTCCAAATGTATCCAGTATTTATAGCGTATTTTTTGACAAGAATGGAAATCTATACATAGGTTTCAGTGAGTCAGGCACAGCCGTTTCAGCGACGGTTTTATCTCCTAATGTTGGCAGCTCGATTGCTTACCCAATCGTTACCTATACTGGTCCGGGAACACTTTACCAGTTGAAGAATTACATAACTAATCGGTCTATATTTTTCAACTTGACCTTGCTTGCAGGTGAAACGGCGGTACTCAATCTCGACCCGTTTCATTCATCGTTTGTATCCTCATTCCGTGGAGACATTTGGGGGTCTGCAATTTTGAAAGGATCAAATCTAAACTGGTTCCTACAGCCGGGCGCGAACAATATCAGCTCGTTTATCTATGGTTCGACCACGGCGGCGACTGCAATCACAATCCGATGGCAGGATCAATATAACTCCCTTGACGCGGCAGTGTGGAAATAAATGAACTCAATCATCGAACATCAACTCTGGCTATACTCCGCAGGTGGCGTGCCACTGACCGTCATCAACGACGGCTCATTTTCCGGTATCAACTGGGGATTGCGTGATATTGAGGCCGGGGTATTAGAGTTGGTCCTACCCGGTGACTTTGATCGATCCTTGTTGCAGATCGACGGACAGATTGAAATCCATCGCGCAGTCGGGTACGGGCAGATGAAGCGTGAGGGTGACACGGCTTTCTTTATCAGGCGTGCCATTCCTTCAACCGATACCAACGGTGTAAAGACCATCGCGGTCACGGCCTATTCTGCGTTTGAATTGATAGACCGTCGCATTGTGGCCTATGATGCGGGCACGGCTTACACAAGTAAAACCGGCATCCTTTGGCCTAACTTCATGCGTGCGATCATGCGCGAGAATTACGGATCGTTAGCTACGGATACTGAGCGCAACCTTTCACCCTGGCTGACCATCGAAGCCGATACGACCTGGGGAACCAACTATACGAAAGGTTTCTCATGGCGCAAGGTTCTGAACGTGCTGAAAGATATTGTCAATGACATACGCTCGACCGGTGTCTATTGCACATTCGATGTGGTGAGGACGACTGCGCCATACTTTGAATTTAGGGTTTATCTCGGTCCTCGCGGCACGGATCACAGGCAAGGAACGGCGGCTCCTGTTATCATCAGCGAGGATAATAAAACCCTGCTTTCTCCGTCCGTGGATAATGATTGGGTGACTGAGAGCAATTTTGTTTATGGACTGGGGCCGGGTATCGAAGGCGCTCGAATTATAAAGACCGCGAGAGATGACGTTCGGATAGGCGTATCACCATTCAATCGTCGCGAGTTTGGGGCAGAGGCGCGTAACGCAGATGCAACCGACGCGGCAGTACAGGCTGAAGCTAATGCGGCTCTTGAAGCCCATCGACCTAAGAAGAAATTCAAAGGGCTTATTTCTCAAACTGACGGTTGTCTTTATGGCGTACACTGGACATGGGGAGACATTGTGACGGCTGAGTATGACGGAGATACTTTCGATTGTTACGTGGATGCCGTGACTGTCACAGTCAACGAAAACGGAACCGAGGTAGCAACGGGCGTATTGCGGAGTGTGGTCGATGCCGGATAGCATTTTAGCCGACATAAAATATATACTCGACCAATTAGACCGGTTGAAGTCTTTTGACGTGATACCTGGCAGTGATTATATGACCGGATATATTGCGGATACTGCTAGTTGGGTCTATGCCAGTTCTACCACCCTGACGATCACCGGCGATGTGACGGCGCGCTTTCCGGTGGGCACGAAGATCAAGCTCACCCAGACCACGCCCAAATATTTTTATGTGGTATCAGCGGTCTACGGAGCGCCAAATACAACTCTGACCCTGACCGGCGGCAGCGATTACAGCCTGGCCAATGCGGCGATCACCAGCCCTTATTATAGCTATCAGGCCACACCGCAGGGGTTTCCGCAGTGGTTCAATTGGTCCGCTGTGATGACGGGATTCTCCGCGGACCCTGGTAGCGCAATCTATAGATTTCAGTTAATAGGGCCAACCGCATTTTTGGTTATAGACCAGGGGACTAATGGCACGAGCAACTCGACTGACTTTACAATTACTTTGCCAATAACCTCAATTGCAACCTTAAATCAAAGTGGAGCCATTGGATTAGCGGTAGATAACAGCACAATAAAGACTACGGCATGTCGCTGGAATATTGGGGGCAGCGCCGTGGTGATGACCTTATATACAGATATGGCGACGGGTGCATGGACAAATGCAAACGGAAAACGCGCACGCCTTGAATGTTTTTATAAAATATAGGAGCTTCACATGAGCAAAGCAAAGTTTGCATGGCAAACCATTCAGCTCGCCCAGCAGGTCGGGCAGATCAGCCGGCAGGTCAATGACCTGATCGACGTTTACAACGATCGCGGCTATGGTTCGACCGGCCCGCTGACCGTATCAGATGTCAACGAAACACCTCCGGGCTATGCGCCCACCGGGCTGACCCTCACCCTGGCGCAGTTTGGCGAGATCGTAGACCACATGAATCACAACACCCTGGATTATCGGCGTGAAAATCTAAGGATCGTGTCATCATCGCAAAACACGCGAAACCGGAAAAGCAAGAATTCCAATAATACGTCAGGGTATCGGAATGTAACAAAGATGGGTAATTACTGGCGGGTTCAACTTCAACAAGAAGGAAAGAACGTTCTATTCCGCGAAAAGTTTACCGACCCCAAAGAAGCGGGCGCTTTTGCTGACGCGCGGCGGGCTGAATTTTACGGAGCGTTTGCTGGCAATGGGTAAACTGAGAATGACTATTTTATTTGGAGGTGAGATATGAGTAGAGGACATCATCACGGATTTCCGGCGTGGGCGGGGGTGAAAGTTGCACTTGCGCTGTGGAGCGTTGTATTCAACGGCACGACAACTAAAATAGGCGCTGGAACTCATGCCACGGTGACCAATCTTCATGACGGCGCACTCACGGCAGAAGGGTGGTTTTTAGCCGAAACCCTTCCGGCAGCGCAAATGCACTTTATTTCGAAGGGTGTATTAGGCGGCAACAATGGATGGTATTTATACTATCAAAATAATTTAATGGTTGCTGGTGTAGAGTGCGATACAACTGACGCAACGGCGGTTTATAGCATCACAATAACCGACGGTTTATGGCATCACGTTGCTATGACCTGGGACGATGCTGGAGACCGGAAAGTAAGGATTTATATCGACAGGAGTTTAGTTGGAACTTCTGGCGCTGGAGTTGGCGTTGTCGCTAGTGATGCTGCCGTTACGTTGTCTATCGGATGCTACGGTAACTTCGATAGGTTTTTTGACGGGAATGTGGGATGGTGTAGGATATCCGATGTTGTCAGGGCAATAACCACCGAAACTTATACTCGCGCCGTTCCTCCATCGGTTGACGCTAACACTGTTCGATTGTTCAAAATGGACGAGGGTGATGGTACGGTAATTGGCGACAGTTCAATTAATGACCAAGACGCTACCTTGACTTCTGGCGCATGGCTGCGAGATGGTTACGGCTGACTGTCTGACGTTTTCATAGGCGGCTCCATCACATTCGGCTCTCATGCAACGGCCTCCTATGGATACGTCGCAATGACACATGCCTGGATACCTACTCAAAAGGTTGGTTTTGCGTTACTCAACAAGATCAATGCGGGAGCGGGCGGGACAAGTAGTTGGTATGGTTTGATCCGGTTGACCTCCGATGTAGTCGCATATTCGCCCGATGTTGTGGTGTTTGAATGGATTGCCAACGACACGACAGGGGCATTTTATGAGAGATCAAGTGAAGCATTTATCAGGCGGCTTCGTACAGAACTTCCAAATGCAAAGCTGGTGTTTTTGGCTTTTCGCACATTTACCGATGTTGGTGCGGACAATGCCGCCGACGTTGCCCCGCTTGTGACCTCAAATTATAGGACACTTTGCTCGATGTACGGCATCCCGTTTATCGATTATGGGGCAGAGGTTGAGCGTCGGGTTGGACTTGGGGCACATTTGAGCGTATACCAGTACGACACAAAACACCCGACAGACGCGGGTCATCAATTAGCGCATGAGTTAGTGAGATCGACGGTTTTGTCAGCATTCACAGGCTCATCGCTTCCGGCAATGCCTGCAAGATTGTATGATTGCGCTGATTTCGAGGCTACGCCAATTGACAGGGCTGCCACGACAAAAGACGCTGAGACAGGTACATGGGCGACGGTAAGTACGACTTACAGACAATCCAACGAGGCAAACGCCACAATATCATTTACTGATACGTTTGTCGGATGCGGATTGGCTTTTGCGAATACAGGCACAATTCAGTGGTCGCTGGATGGCGGCGCATATTCTGCAAGCCTTGATTTAACTTTAGTTGGGTCGGCGCGGGAATTAATAACCAACATCGTCACCAAAGAGGCGCACACACTGACAGTCAAGGTAATCAGCGGGACGGTAACAATCCACAGGTTTATAGCGATCTAAATAAAAGACTCATTTTATGCCATCCGGCTTTCAGGCATTTGATTGGAGGATCGATTGATACGATTACTTGACATAAATCCGTTTTACCAGGAACAGGCGCAGTACAACCGCTTCATCAATTGGCGCGAGTTGAAAGACGATCCTCTCAACTTTCGTGGTATTTGGATCAAGGTAAGCGAAGGCACGGACGGCGAGAGTTATGTCGAGGGCGCGTCCAGATGCAGGGCCGGGGCGCAGTCTGTCAATTTTGAGGCGATCTTTCCCTATCATTACTATCTCTATCAATATGCGGATTGGTCAAGCGGGTCTGCTGTCTGGCGTGTGATATCGGCCAAAGATCAGGCTAACGCTTTCTTCGCAGCGGCGGTAGCATCTGGATTTTATGACGGTCATCCCATGATGGATTGGGAAGATC